CCTCTGCCGCCTGGCAGGCCAGCCGCAGATGGCCGGGCGCTTCCTTGAGGAAGACGCCAGCCTGGATGCGGTGCGCGCGAGCCTTCTTGACGCAAAGGCCGAGGCCGCGCCGCAGATCAATCCGCATCACCCGCAACCCGGGCGCAGCGAGACCACGCGCCCCTGGGGCGATGTCATCGCCCGCACCTTCAAGTTGAAAGGATAAGCCATGCCCTCGCTCACAGAAGGCACGCACCCCGGCGGCTTCCTCGTCTGGGAAGTGCTGCGCGACTACACCCGCGAGACCATCACCGTCGCCGCGGGCACGCTCGCACCCGGCACGGTCCTGGGCAAGATCACCGGCTCGGGCAAATACGCCGCGCACGATCCCGCCGCAATCGACGGCACCGAGACCGCGGTCGCGGTGCTGTGGGGCAAGGCGGATGCGAGCGCCGGCGATGCACCGGCCGTCGCCCTCGTCCGCGGCCCCGCCATCGTCAACCCTCACGACCTCGTATTCACTGGCACGCTCGCTGAGGCCGAGATCACGGCCGCCCATGCGGCGCTGCTCGCCGCGGGCATTCTCGTCCGCTGATCCCGCGCCACCCCCCAATTCCTGACCCGGAGGCATTCCCATGGCCACCATGGACATCTTCGAAGGCGATGCCTTCACCATTGTCGAGCTGACCCGCGCGCTCGAGAACATCCCCTTCAAGCCCGCGATCCTCTCGGGGGCCGGGCTCTTCGGCGCCCGCGGCGTCCGCAGCCGCACCGTAATGATCGAGAGCCGCGACGGCACCCTGTCGCTGATCCCGTTCTCCGAACGCGGCTCGGCCTATGAGAGCCAGATCCCGGAGCGCCGCGAGATGCGCGCCTTCGTCTGCCGACAGTTCAAGAAGCAGGACGTGCTCTGGGCCTCGGAGATCCAGGCAGTCCGTGACTTTGGTTCGGAAACCGCCGTCCAGCAGGTGCAGACCGAGGTGGCGCGCAAACTGGGCCGACTCAGGAACGATGCCGAGGCGACGTTTGAGTTCCACCTGTTCAACGGCATCCAGGGCGTGGTGAAGGATCCCAGGGACGGGGCAACGGTCATCGACTACCACGCCGAGTTCGCCATCACCCCGGCCGCGGAGGTCGACTTCGATCTGGACAATGCCACCCCGGCTTCGGGGGCCTTGCGCAAGCGCTGCCAAGCCATGATCGAAAGCGTCGAGGACAGCCTCGGCGGTCTCGCCGCCGGTCAGGTGCAGCTGCGCGCCGAATGCGGCTCGGCCTTCTTCGCCGATCTGGTCGCCCACAAGGAGGTGCGCGAGACCTATCTAAACACTGCCGCGGCCGCAGATCTGCGCGGGCGCGTGGGCGAGGAGGTCAGCTTCGGCGGCATCACCTTCCGGCGCTATCGGGGCGGGCTGGGCTTCGGCGTGTCCACGGACAAGGCGTACTTCTACCCCGAGGGGGTCGAGGGGCTGTTCGAGATCTACTACGCCCCCGCCGACACGTTCGAGACAGTCAACACGGTGGGTCTGCCGCTCTACGCGCGCATGATCCCAGACCGCGACCGGGACGAATGGGTGCGCCTCGAGATCGAGAGCAACCCGTTGCCGATCTGCACCCGCCCGCAGGTTCTGCGCTCGGCAAGGCGGACCTGATGATGGCTGTCGCAATGGCGTTGGACGCCCTGTTCGCGGATGGCAATGTCGCACGCGACGCCGTCTACACCCCCGAGGGTGGCGCACCCGTCCTCGTCCGGGCCGTGGCGCGCCGGGCGGACGACACCACCGGCTTCGGCGACGCGCGCCTCTGGTCGGAGACCACGCGCATCGATCTGCGCGTCGCGGAAGTCCCGACCCCGCGTCCGGGCGACCGGATCGAGATCGAGGGCGAGGCCTTCCTCATCCAGGGAGAACCTGTCCGCGACCGCGAGCGGCTCGTCTGGACTGTGGATTTGCGGCCGGCATGAAGCTGAAGCTCGCCCGGGATCACGTTACTGGAAGCGTCTCATCGCGCTCTTGAACGAAGTCGAGATGTTGTCCCAGGCGTTTTCCATTCCTTTGCGCATGTCATCCCACGCCGCATCGCTGGCGTTTTGCGCCTCTTTCAGCTTCGCCTGAGCCTCGTCTCGCTGAGTGCGCATCTCAGCAAGCTGCTTTTCGTTATTCGCCTTGGCATCGGCTTCCGCAGCCTTGGCCTGGGCCTGCAACTTGTCGATGTCTGCGTTCCACTCGTCCAGCTTCGCCTTCATCTTCTCCACGTACACGTCACGATCGCTCATCATCTTCTCCTCATTTTAGAAAGCCAGTGTGTCACATGCAGGCAGGAAACTGAATGGCGACCTCGATGAAACTGAAGTTCGACACCACGCCCGATCTCGTCGCCGCCATGGCCGCGGAGGTGAATGCCGGCGAGAAGGCGGTCTCCGCCGCCATGCGCGAGGCCGGGACTGGCCTCAAGACCGCTTGGCGCGGCCAGATCACAGGCGCCGGGCTCGGCCGGCAGCTGGCGAACTCGATCCGGAGTCAAACCTATCCCAAGGCCGGCGAGAGCCTGAACGCTGCGGCTCTGGTCTGGTCGAAGGCACCGGTGATCGTCGGCGCCCACGACACCGGGCCGCTGATCCGCTCGAAGAATGGTTTCTGGCTCGCGATCCCGACCGAAGCGGCCGGGCGCGGGCTCCGGGGCGGCAAGATCACCCCCGGTGAGTGGGAGCGCCGCCGAGGGCTTCGCCTGCGCTTCGTCTATCGCCGCCGCGGCCCTAGCCTGCTGGTGGCCGCCAAGGCGCGGCTAAACACACGCGGCCAAGCGGTCGCCTCGCGATCGAAGACCGGCCGCGGTCAAGTGACTGCGCCGATCTTCCTGCTAGTGCCGCAGGTTAAGCTGCCGAAGCGGCTCGATCTCGACGGAGACGCCGAGCGGGCGCTCGACAGCGTGCCGGGGCTGATCGTCGCGAAGTGGGTGGGGGGGAAGCTGTAGCGCCAGCAATGCGGACCGAGCTGCCGTTCATCGGATGTCCGCTTTCCGTAGAAGAGCAAACGTCACTGAATAGCACATTCGGCGGACGGTCCGGCCGATGACGCTATACACCTTTGCGGCACAACCATTGGAATTGCCCCGACGCTTTAGCGGGAAAAAAAGCACTTATTGGACGCACAGGGATGCCGTCACCAATCCTCCGGGGATTCGTCAGTTGCTCGCGCTGCAATCGCCCCTCCCACAATCGCCAACCGCTGCCGTCAATGCGTCAATGTCACCGGGATCACCGTCTCCCATGGCTGTATTTCCAGACGTGGCATAGCTCGCATTCACGACGGTGTCGCCATCGTTGTGACCGTCCAATATCGCCGCAGAACCCAGTATGGCCGCCGAGGTAACCGCGGCGCTGCCGAGTCCAGACGCCATGACCGATCCGACTCCAGGAGAAGAAGCGGACTCGCGGGCGATCACAATCGTCTTGCCGGGTTGGCTAATATCGTAGGTCGTCAGTGCGGTAAGCACGGGGGCACCTCCAGACGTGTCGGCGGCCACGGTAACGACGTCCTGGAGAACGCGGCCATTCGCCAACTGATACGCCGGAAGTGCAGTAGTCCCGGTCTTCGCACAAGCCGATAGCGCAAGCAGCATCCCGACCGAAAGCGCCCCCACTGTATATGACATGACTACCTCGGTCAGTTGCTTGGTTTACAGTCGGCATGGTCGCCGGGACAGACTACAGTGACCGCATCAATGTCGGCGTCACCGGCCGAATCGTTGCCTGAATTGCGATAGTTGACGGAAACCTCTTCGAGAGCGTTGCCGGTTCCGTCCAAGTAGCCTTTTGCCATTAAATTGGGACGAAAGATGCGCAGCGTAGTGTCCAAGGAGCCCACTCCGCCGAGCTGCTCGAAGAAACTCTGCATGCCGTCTTCGCGCCAAAGCGAAAAGGACTCGAGCCCTTCAAATACAAGCGCACCTTCAAGACCACTGGTATCCGCGGATACATCGGTTACCTCAAGGCGAGATAGTTGAGGTTCTTCGGCCATGTTGAGCATTGCCGCGACGAGATTTGGCTCCGCTCCGACTTCCGTGGCGGCGAATTCATAAACCACCACCGGGACGGTTGACTGCGCTGAAGACTCGTCCTGAGCAGTATCCTGTGCTTGTATTGGGGAAGATAGCCCCGAAAGCAACAAACCGGCTGCGAGAGTCGTTTTTTTCGTGTTCGACATTTTCGACATTACGGGCTCCATCTCTGGTAAAACGGATTAGCTTATCAGCCAGCTTGTGCTTCGACCGGATTAGAATTCTCGAGCAATGCGCGTCGCGTGTGGGACTACCGAAAAGACGTCGAGCCGGCGAAACATAAGACGCTCCAACTTCATGTTCCAAGGTCAACTCAGCACCAGAGCCGATGTTCCCGCAGACATGATAGCGTCGCTACTGCGCTCCGCGGATCAGGCCGCGTGGAAGCCACAGAAGGAGCTCAGTGACGCAGAGACGGGTTGCCGTCCGCCGGCTTACGAAAGCTGACGTTCGCCGCGGCCTGTAAAGTGGCAGAATAGGGCTCGAAGCGGACCTTTTCTGCACCTGCACAATACAGTGAAACCATGCCCACCCTTCGCGAAACCATCCTCACCGCGCTCTACGCGCGGCTCTCGGCTCTGCCCTCCACCGCGCTCCGCGGCGACGTGCTGCCTGAGCGCGTACCGGCCGAGGGCCTGCTGATCCTGCGCGACGGCGAACCAGGCGAGCCCGAGGTGACGCTCTCGCCTCTGCGTTACCACTACCAGCACCACGTCGAGATTGAAGCAGTCGTGCAGGGCACCGCCCGTGACGAAGCTTTCGATACCCTGACCGCCAGCATCGGCGCGGCCATTGCCGCTGACCGTACACTTGGCGGTCTCTGCGATTGGGTTGAGGCCGAAGCGCCGCGGTCGGTCGATTTGCCTGTCGAGGGAGCGGCCAGCCTCAAGGCCGCGATGATCCCGGTGGTGCTGCATTATGTTTTAGCTGATCCGCTACGCTGACGAAGCAGCACTCACCGTCGCTTCGACGAACCGCGATGTCGCCACACTTTCCCACGCCGGCGTGCGCATATCAGCACGCGGGAGATAGTTGGCTGGAGGCGTGGAACATCCACGGCCAGCAGCAGAAGGCCGAGCGGCAGCATCCAGAGGCCGAAGATCGGAAGTATGGACAAAAAACTGCCAATGATGAGGGCGCTGGCGATCGGGAACCGAAGCTTTTGTAGGCGTCCGTGCAAGAGTGGATCAATGACTCGGCGTGTCGCTGGCACTCGCCGGGCAACCGCTTCGAACTGACGATGCAGTCGGGCTTTTTCATCAACCATCTCGGGCTCATCAGGACTTCATCTTGAGGTCGGCAGTCACTGGCTGCCTTCGAACCACAACCGCACCAGGCAGTGGCGGTTTCCTTTTAGCAGGCTGCTGAAAAAGCCTTGAGTGCCCATCTTCGACTCCTACGACGACACATCATATCGGTTTTGGAAGCGCCTGCGCACAATATCTTGTCATCCCTTCGAGACGGCTGATGCAGTTCGTCGAGGTCCATTTTCTTTTTCAGCAGCCTGTTAGAGATCACCAAGGAATTTCACCATGGCACGAGCCCAGGGGGCGCGGGCGCTGATGGCGCTTGCGTTCGAGACGACCTATGGAACGCCGCCTGCCAGCGGCTTCACCCGCATGCCCTTCGCCAGCACCTCGCTGGGGGCGGAGCAGCCGCTGCTTAACTCGGAGCTCTTGGGCTACGGCCGCGATCCGCTGGCGCCGATCAAGGACGCGGTCACGGCCGACGGCGATGTCGTCGTGCCGCTCGACGCGGAGGCCTTCGGATTCTGGCTGAAGGCGGCCTTCGGCACACCCACGACGACCGGCGCGGTGGCTCCGTACAGCCACGAGTTCCAGTCGGGGTCCTGGACTCTGCCCAGCCTGTCGATCGAGACCGGCATGCCCGAGGTGCCGCGCTATGCGATGTATTCCGGCTGCGTGCTCGACCAGATCACCTGGCAGATGCAGCACTCGGGGCTCCTGACCGCCACGGCGCGGCTGGTGGCGCAGGGCGAGGCGGTCGGCACGACCACCAGCGCGTTCGGCGAACCCGCCTCACCACCCGCTGCGCTGGAGCTGAAGCGTTTCGGCCATTTCAATGGGGCGATCACCCGCAACGGCACCGCACTCGGCAACGTGGTCTCGGCCGAGATCACCTATGCCAACAACCTCGACCGGATCGAGACCATCCGGAGCGACGGCCGTATCGACGGGGCGGACCCGTCCATCGCCGCGCTGACCGGCCGGATCGAGGTGCGCTTCGCCGACCAGACGTTGGTGACGCAGGCGATCAATGGCGAAGCCTGCGAGATGGAATTCGCCTATGTGCTGCCCTCGGGCGAGAGCTTCGCCTTCACCGTGCACGCCGTCTACCTGCCGCGCCCGCGGATCGAGATTTCCGGGCCGCAGGGGGTGCAGGCCACCTTCGACTGGCAGGCCGCGCGGGACAGCGTCGTCGGCCGGATGTGCACCGCAACCCTGATCAACGACATAGAGGTGTACTGACGATGCTGACGCTCGACCTGACCAACGCGCCGCGCTGGCATGACCTCGCGCCCGGCGTCCGGGTGCAGCTGCGCCCGCTCACCACCGCGGTGATGGTGGCGACGCGCAGCGATCCCGCCGTGGAGGCCCTCCCCGAGGAGGCGTCCGACGAGGAGCGCGCCGTCGCCTTCGCGAAAGCACTGGCGCGACGGGCCGTGCTTGCCTGGGAGGGCATCGGCGACGCCGAAGGCAACCCCATCGATCCAAGTCCCGAGACTATCGACGCGCTGCTCGACGTCTGGCCGATCTTCGAGGCCTTCCAGCTGACCTACGTCTCCAAAGGCCTGCTGCTGGAACAGGAAAAAAACGCCTCCGCGCTCTCGCCGAATGGTCCTTCGGCGGGGGCGAGCGCTACTGCGAAGCCTGCGCACCCTGCGAGGACCGCGAGCAAACCTGCCCGGACTGCCCGGCGCGGCTGAACCGTCCGGAAACTCCGGAAGGTTGGCAGGTCTGGGATTTGGTCGGCCGCCTCGGAGGTCAGCTCCGGGTGCTGCCCGGCGCGGTGATCGGCTGGGACATGTCGGCGGCGCTCGCGCTCGGTGACGCGCTCGGCGTGTCGCCGCTCGCCATGGCCGAACTGCTGCCGGTCATCGAGGCGGTGATGGTCGCAAAACTCAACGAACAGATGGATCACTCCCATGGCTGAGAAGAGGGTCAGCGTCCGCCTCGCGGCCGTGGGCGGACGGCAGGTGCGCGCCGAGCTGGAAGGTGTCGGCGAGGCCGGGTCGCGCGGTTTTGGACGGCTGAGCCGGGAGATGGAGGCGGCGAACGCACGGCTCGCGGCCTTTTCACGGCGAGTCCGGGTCGCGGCGGCCGCCGCCGTGGCCGCCGCAGCCGCCGCTGGCGTGGCGATGATCCGCTCTGGCCTGCAGACCGTCGACGCGCAGGCGAAGCTCGCGCAGTCGCTCGGCACCACGGTCGCCTCGATCCAGACGCTGGAGCGGGCGGGCGAGCTAGCGGGCGTGTCGATGTCCGGCATCGAGCAGGCTACCAAGGATCTGACGCGCCGTCTCAGCCAGGCGGCCGCCGGGAGCGGTCCCGCCGCCGACGCGCTGGACCGGCTCGGGCTCTCGGCCAACGAGCTGATCGCCCTGCCGCTGGACCAGCGGGTCGGCGCCATCAACGCGGCGATCGAGAGCTTCGTGCCCGCCGCAGAACGCGCCGCCGTGGCGGGGCAGTTGTTCGGCGAGGAAGGCTCCATCGCCATGAGCCGGATCGACACGGCAACGCTGCGCCAGGCGACGGAGGATGTCCTCGCCTTCGGTGTCGTCGTCTCCGAGCAGGATGCCGACCAGATCGAGCGCACTAACGATGCGATCTCCCGGCTCGGGCTGATCTGGCGCGGGCTGTCGAACCAGCTCGCGGTCGCCGCGGCCCCCGCGCTGGAAGCCGTCGCCAACGCCATGGCTGCGGTCGCCAGCCGCACCGGCCCACTCGGCGTCGCGATCCGCGGCCTCTTCGATAACATTGGCCGCCTAACGACCTATGCATTCGCCTTCGGCTCATCCTTCGCGGCCTTCCTCGCGGGACGGTGGGTGGCTGGCATGGCCGCTGCTGCACTGTCTGTGCGCGGTCTCGCCACGGCGCTGGTCGTTTTGCGCGGCGCGCTGATCCGCACCGGCATCGGGGCGCTGATCGTTGGCGCGGGCGAGCTCGTCTACCAGTTCACCCGGCTCGTGTCCGGCGCGGGCGGCTTTGGCGAGGCGATGTCGCTCCTGAAGGACCTGGCGGTCGAGGTCTGGGAGCGGATCAGGATGGGCGCGGCTGCGGCGGGCGCGGCCGCCACGGCGATGTTCTTCGACCTGAAGGCCGACGCCGCGTCGGGCATGCAGAGCGCCATCGAGAGCGTCGTGGGTTTCGGCAACACGGCGGCGAACACGTTCGAGGGGGCCTACGAGGCGATCAAGGCGATCTGGGGCCTGCTGCCCGCCGCCATCGGCGATCTCGCGTTCCAGGCGGCCAACAGCCTGGTCGACGGCGTCGAGGCGATGCTGAACGGCGTGGTCTCGCGCATCAACGGCTTCATCGGCGGCATCAACCAGGGACTCGAAGCTCTCGGCTCCGAGAGGCGCATCTCGCTGGTGCCCGATCTCGACCTTGGCGAGATCGAGAACCGCTTCGAGGGTGCAGCAAGTGCCGCCACGACAGCGGCGCAGGCAGCATTCGACCGGGCCTTCGAGGACAACCCGCTCACTGCGCCCGATCTCGGCCTGACCGAGGCGGCGAACCGCGCGCTCGAGTCCGCGAACCTCTATCGCGGCGCCGCGCGCGATCTGGCCGAAGGGGCCCGTGCGCCGCTCGAAAGCTGGCAGGCACTGCGGGATGCCATGCGCGGCACCGATGAGGACGGAGCCGATGCGCTGACCGAGGCCACCGGCGCTGCCGAGCGGCTGGAGACGGCGCTCGGCGATGCCGGACGCGCCGCGACAGGCGCCGGTGCGGCGGCCGGAGCTGCCGCCGCTGCGGCAGAGCCCGCGAGCGAGGCAGCCGTCACCGGCTGGCAGGCGGTTTCGGCCGCGCTGTCGGACTACGCCAGCAAGGCCCGCGAGATCGGTGGCGATATCGGCCAGAGCCTCGTCAGCGCGTTCCAGTCGGCCGAGAACGCGGTCGGCGAGTTCGTGAAGACCGGCAAGCTGAACTTCCGCGACCTCGTCACCTCTCTCATCGCCGACCTCGCCAAGCTGGCCGCGCGCCGGTTCATCCTGGGCCCGATTGCAAATGCGCTATCCGGCGTTTTCGCCGGCGCGGGTGGCCTATTCGCCAACGTCCTGCATGCGGGCGGTATGGTGGGATCCGCGGGGCCCTCGCGCATGGTCCCGGCCATGGCCTTCGCCGCCGCCCCGCGGATGCATTCCGGCGGCATGGCTGGCCTCCGCCACGACGAGGTGCCCGCGATCCTGCAACGCGGTGAACGGGTCCTGTCGCGTCGCGAGGCGCAGAGTTACGGCGCGGGCGGCGGGCTCAACATCACGATCATGGCCCGCGACGCCGAGAGCTTCCGGCAATCGCGCACGCAGGTCGCGGCCGACATCGCCCGCGCGGTCTCGCTCGGGCGGAGGGGCATGTGATGGCGTTCCACGAGGTCCGGTTTCCGGACAACATCAGTCGCGGCGCGCGGGGCGGGCCGGAACGGCGCACGCAGATCGTCGAACTGGCCAGCGGAGACGAGGAACGCAACGCCAGCTGGGCCAACTCGCGACGCCGCTACGATGTCGCCTACGGCATCCGCCGAGCCGACGATCTGGCGAATGTGGTGGCCTTCTTCGAGGCGCGAAACGGGCGCCTGCACGGCTTCCGGTTCAAGGACTGGGGTGACCACAAGTCCTGCCCGCCATCGGGAACGCCATCGCCGACAGACCAGGCGATCGGCACTGGCGACGGCGCCACAACCGCCTTCCAACTGGTGAAGCACTACGCTTCGGGAAGCCAAGTGTGGGTGCGGACGATCACCAAGCCGGTCGCCGGCACGGTCGTCATCGCGCTCGATGGCGCGGAACAGCTCGGCGGCTGGTCCGTCGACACGACCACCGGCGTCGTGACCTTCGACAGCGCGCCCGCTGAGGGCGTCGCCGTCACCGCGGGCTTCGCCTTCGACGTGCCAGTCCGCTTCGACACCGACGTGCTCGACGTGACACTCGACCTCGAGCGGCTCGGCTCGATCACCTCCATTCCGCTTCTGGAACTGCGCCGATGAAGACCCTTGATCCCGACCTGCAGGCCCATCTCGAAGATGGCACGACGACGCTCGCCTGGTGCTGGCGGATCGCGCGCGCCGACGGCACGAGTTTCGGCTTCACCGATCACGACCGGACGCTCAGCTTCGACAGCCTCGATTTCGAGCCCGAGAGCGGGCTGACGGCGTCCGAGGTGCGCTCGGGCTCGGACCTGTCCGTCGATGCGCAGGATGCCGAGGGTGTGCTGACCTCGGATCGGATCACCGAGACCGACATTCTCGACGGCCGCTGGGACAACGCCGAGGTCGAAGTCTGGCGGGTAAATTGGGCTGACACGTCGCAACGCGTGCTGATGCGGCGCGGGGCCATCGGCCAGATCCGGCGCGGGCGGCTTGCCTTCGTCTCCGAGGTCCGCTCGCTCGCCCATGTCCTTGGCCAGACGGTCGGGCGGACCTTCCAGGCGACCTGCGATGCCGCGCCCGGCGATGCGCGCTGCGGCGTCGATCTCGATGATCCGGCGTTCAAGGGCACGGGCACCGTCATCGATCTCCTGCGGGACCGGGCCTTCACCGCTTCGGGCCTCGGTGGGTTCATATCCGGCTGGTTCACCTTCGGCACGCTCGAATGGACGAGCGGCGCGAATGCGGGGCGGCGCACCGAGGTGCTCGGCCATGACGTCACCTACGGTATCGCTGTGCTGACCCTGCTCGAAGCCCCGGTGCGCACCATCGCCGGGGGCGATGCCTTCACGATCCGCGCGGGCTGCGACAAGCGGATCGAGACCTGCGGCGCGAAGTTCGCGAACACAGCGAACTTCCGCGGTTTCCCGCACATCCCCGGCCAGGACGCGATTCTCCGCTACGCCACGAAGGACGGCGGGCACGAGGGGTCTGTGCTGTGACCTCCGCCGATCCCGCACGCGTCATCGCCATCGCGCAGTCCTGGCTCGGCACGCCCTACCACGACCAGGCGAGCCTTCGGGGCGTCGGCTGCGACTGCCTCGGCCTCGCGCGGGGCGTCTGGCGCGAGGTCGTCGGCCCCGAGCCGTTCCCGATCCCGCCCTACAGCCGGGACTGGGGCGAGACCTGGCCGCGCGAGGTTCTGGCCGAGGGCGCGCGGCGCATGATGATCGAGGTGGAAACGGCAGCTGCTAGTCCCGGCGGGCTGGTCCTTTTCCGCATGCAGCCGCGCGCCATCGCCAAGCATGTCGGGATCCTGACCGGCCCCGCCACCTTCCTCCATGCCTACGAGCGCCTTGGCGTGATCGAGGAACCGCTCACTCAAAGCTGGCGGCGGCGCATCGCCTTCGCTTTCCTGTTCCCGCAACGCTGAGACCTCGACATGGCAACGCTTGTCCTCGGCGCGGCCGGCGCCGCCATTGGCGGTTCGATCGGCGGCGCGATCCTCGGCGTCAGCGCCGCCACCATCGGCGGCTTCATCGGCTCCAGCATCGGCTCGGTGGTCGACAGCTGGATCATCTCGTCGCTGGCGCCCACCCAGCGCATCGAGGGCGCGCGGCTCAACACGCTGCGTATCACCTCGGCCACCGAGGGCGCGGTGATCCCGCGGCTCTACGGTCGCATGCGGATGGGTGGCAACATCATCTGGGCGACCGATTTTCGCGAAGAGACGAAGACCACCACGCAGGGCGGTGGCAAGGGCGGCGGGGGCGGCAAGGTCAAGACGACCGAGTATCTGTACTACGCCTCTTTCGCCGTGGCGCTTTGCGAGGGACCGATCAGCGGGATCGGGCGCATCTGGGCCGACGGCAAGCCGATGGACCTCTCCGGCGTCACTTGGCGTTGGTATCCGGGCGACGAGGGGCAGACGGCCGATCCGTTCATCGCCGCGAAGATGGGCGCGGCCAACACGCCCGCTTATCGCGGCACGGCTTATGTGGTGTTTGAAGAACTCGACCTCAGCGCCTTCGGCAATCGTCTGCCGCAGATCAGCTTCGAGGTGTTTCGCCCGCTCGCCGATCCCGACACCGCCGAAGGGCTGACCCGCGCCGTCACCATGATCCCGGCCTCGGGCGAGTTCACCTATGCGACGCAGGCGATCCGCAAGACCGATGGCGGCACGACGGTGCCGGAAAACCTGAACGCGCTGGCCGACTCCACCGACATGGTGGAGGCGCTGGACCGGCTGCAGGCCATGGCGCCTGCGGTCGAGAGCGTCAGCCTCGTGGTGGCGTGGTTCGGTGACGACCTGCGCGCGGGCTCCTGCAAGGTCCGGCCGGGCGTCGAGGTCTCGGCCAAGTCGACCACGCCCTCCAGCTGGTCGGTGAACGGCGTCAGCCGCGCCGACGCCTTCCTCGTCAGCGGGGACGACCAGGATCGCCCGGTCTATGGCGGTACGCCGTCGGACTTCGCCGTCGTGCAGGCGATCCAGGAGATGAAGGCGCGCGGGCTGCGCGTCACTTTCTACCCGTTCATCCTGATGGACGTGCCGCTCGGCAACACGCTGCCGAACCCCTATTCCGACAACGCCGCCGAGACCGGCCAGCCCGCTTTCCCCTGGCGGGGCCGGATCACCTGTTCTCCGGCTGCGGGCTTCGCCGGGACCGTGGACAAGACCGCCACGGCCGCCACGCAGGTGGCGGCGCTGTTGGGCGCGGCCACGCCTGCGAGCTTCAGCATCTCTGGCGAGAGCGTAAGCTGGACCGGCACGCCCGGCGACTGGGGCCTGCGCCGCATGGTGCTGCACTACGCCCATCTCTGCGCTGCGGCGGGCGGGGTCGATGTGTTCCTCATTGGGACCGAGATGCCGGGGCTGACGACGATCCGCTCGGGCGCGTCCACCTATCCGGCCGTGCAGGCGTATCGGGACCTGCTTGCGGATGTGCGCTCGATCCTCGGGGCTGGGACCAGGATCGGCTACGCCGCCGACTGGTCGGAGTATTTCGGGCACCAGCCGGGCGATGGTTCCGGCGACGTGTTCTTCCACCTCGATCCGCTCTGGGCCGATCCGGAGATCGATTTCGTCGGGATCGACAACTACATGCCGCTTTCGGATTGGCGGGACGGCTTCGAGCACGCCGACGCGGCTGAGGGCTGGCCCGCGATTTACGACCGCGCCTATCTGCAGGCGAACATCGCGGGCGGCGAAGGCTTCGACTGGTTCTACGCCAGCGCGGCCGACCGATCCGCGCAGGTCCGCACCCCGATCACCGATGGTGCCGCGGCCAAGCCGTGGGTCTTCCGCTACAAGGATCTGCGCGCCTGGTGGTCGAACGCGCATTACAACCGCCCGGGCGGGGTGGAGAGCGGCGCGCCGACGGCATGGGCGCCGCAGTCCAAGCCGATCTGGTTCACCGAACTCGGATGTCCGGCCATCGACCGGGGCACGAACCAGCCCAATGTCTTCTTCGACCCGAAGTCGTCGGAGAGCTTCACGCCGCATTTCTCGCGGGGCTGGCGCGATGACGCCATCCAGCGCGCCTATCTCGAGGCGACGTATCTCTGGTGGGGCGACGCCGCGAACAACCCGCTGTCCTCGGTCTACGGCGGCCGGATGGTGCATGTGCCGGAATGCGCCGCCTGGACCTGGGACGCACGGCCGTATCCGTTCTTCCCGGCGCTGACTGACGTCTGGACGGATGGGGCGAACTGGCGGCTCGGCCACTGGCTGACCGGGCGGCTTGGGGCGGTGTCGCTGGCGGCGCTGGTCCGGCACCTCTGTCTGCGCGCGGGGCTCCCCGAGTCCCGCATCGACGTCACCGGCCTCTGGGGCGCGGTCGAAGGTTACGCAATCACGGCGCTGGAAAGCCCGCGCGCGTCGATCACCACGCTGTCGCGCCACTTCGGCTTCGATGCGGTGGAGACCGAGGGGGTGATCCGGTTCGTCATGCGCGGCCGGGCCTCTGTCGCCACTCTCAGCCCCGACGACTTGGTGGCCCCCCGCGAGGGCGACGTGCTGGAGCTGACGCGCGGCCAGGAGACGGAACTGCCGCAGGCGCTGAAGTGGCAGGTCGCGCGGGCCGACGAGGATTACGACGCGGCCCTCGTCGAGGCGCGGCGCATCACCGTGGACACGACCCGGATCGCCTCGGAGTCCTTCCCGATGGCCGTGCCGCCCGAGGAGGCGGAGCGGCGCTGCCGCCGCGCCCTGATGGAGGCGTGGGTGGGTCGCGAGACGGCGGCCTTCCGTCTGCCGCCCTCGCGTCTCGCGCTCGATCCGGCAGACGCGATCCGGCTTGCGCATGACGGGCGGCTGGTCGATCTGCGGCTGGTCTCCATCGCCGACGCCGAGGCGCGCGGCATCGAGGCGGTGCGCCAGGACCGGGCGACCTACGACCTGCCGCCCGGCGATCCCCGCGCGGCGTCACTGACGCGGGCGGTGGTGTTCGGCGCGCCCGAGGCGGTGCTGATGGACCTGCCGCAGCTGACCGAGGACCAGCCCGCGCATCGTCCCTTCGCAGCGGCGCATGCCATGCCGTGGCCGGGAGAGATGGCGGTGTTCCGCAGCCCTTCAACGGACGGGTTCGAGTTGCTGACCACGTTTGGCAGTCGCGCCCGGATCGGGACTCTCGTCTCCGACTTCTACCCGGGGCCGACGTCGCGCTTCGACCTCGGGAATGCGCTGGTGGTCGATCTGCTGACCGGAACACTGGAGAGCGTGACCGACCTGACGCTGTTCGGCGGCGCCAACGCGCTGGCAGTGGAAAGTGCCACTGGCCAGTGGGAGATCGTGCAGGCGGGCGCGGCGGAACTGCTGGCGCCCGGCCGGTATCGCCTGACCCGGCTCCTGCGCGGCCAGCGCGGCACCGAGGGCGCGATGGGCAACCCGGCGCCTGCTGGCGCGCGGGTCGTGATTCTGGACACCGCGCTTGCGTCACTGCCCATCGCCGAGGCCGATCTCGGCATCCCGTGGAACTGGCGTATCGGCCCAGCAAGCCGCCCGGTCAGCGACGAGACCTATGTCGCGCAGGCCTTCACGCCCGAAGGCGTCGGGCTGCGGCCGTTCTCGGTCGCCCATGTCGAGCAGCCATGGCGCACGCCGCGCTCGCCCGGCGATCTGACCATCCGTTGGACGCGCCGGTCCCGCGCGCTCGCGGCTGACAGCTGGGGCGGGCTTGAGGTGCCGCTGACCGAGGAACTGGAAGCCTACGAAATCGAGATCTTCGACGGCGCCACGGTTAAGCGCGTGCTGAGCACGGCCACCACCAGCGCCGTCTACACCGTCGCCCAGCAGACCGCCGATTGGGGCGGGCCGCTCGACCCCGGCGACACGCTCGACATCCGTATCTTCCAGCTCTCCGCCCTCGTTGGGCGGGGCGCGCCGAAAACTGTCACGCTGACCTTGTGAGGACCCCATGTCCGACGCCACGACCCATCTCCTGCTGCCCTACATCCTGGCGGCGCAGGCTCAGAAGCATGTCACCCACAACGAGGCGCTGCGGATCCTCGACGGGTTAGTGCAACTCTCCGTCCTGGACCGCGACCTGACCAGCCCGCCCGGAAGCCCCGCCGACGGCGACCGCTACATCGTCGGCTCGGGTGGAACGGGCGACTGGGCGGGGTGGGACCTGAATGTCGCGCTCTGGACGGACGGCGCGTGGCTGCGCCTGCCGCCACGGACAGGCTGGCGGGCATGGGTCGAGGACGAGGGCCTCCTGCTGGTCTACGACGGCGCGGGCTGGATCGGGACGACGCCCGCGGCGCTGCAGAACATGGCACTGCTCGGGGTCGGCGCCACCGCGGATGCGTCGAACCCGTTCTCAGCCAAGCTCAATGCCGCGCTCTGGACGGCGAAGACCGTCGCCGAGGGCGGCACGGGCGATCTGTTCTACACCATGAGCAAGGAGGGTGCGGGCGACGATCTCGGTCTGACACTCCAGACCAACTTTGTCACCAAGGCGCTGGTCGGGCTCTTCGGGTCGGACCGCTTCCGCCTCTCGGTCTCCGCCGACGGCAGCACCTTCTTCGATGGCCTCAGCGTGGACAACGCCACCGGCGTCGTCGACCAGCCCCGGCTCCCGCGCTTCAAGGCCTACACGAACTACGACAACTATGTCGGCGTCGGGACCTGGACGAAGATCGGCCTCAACAACACCGACACCAACGATCAGGGCGCGTTCGACGCCGCGAACAACCACTTCGTCGCCCCGGTTGACGGCACCTACCTGTTCGGCGCGACGCTGCTCTACAAGATCAACGCCAGCGCCACGGCACGCATGCGCGGACGGCTCGTGCTGAACGGCACGACGGAAATCCGCGGCTCCCTCGGCGAAATCTCCGCCACCCACGTCTCGCTCGCCACCGCCATCTGGCTGCAGACGATTGTCCCGCTGACGGCCGGCGATACCGTCGAGCTGCAGGGGTATTTTCGGGTCGCGGACGGCTACTTCGCCGCCGATCACACGTCCTTCTGGGGCTGCAAGATCGGATAGCCGAACTCTATTCTGTCGAACGCAGCGAGCGCCCAGTCGTTCGTCGGTAACGTTTGATCTCGCTCGCTACCCGAATTTCCCGCTTGAGCGACCGCCGACGCCGCACTTCGAGCCTGCACCTCCCAAATATAAGGCTTGCACTGACAGGCCTTCGCGATATTGCGAGCGAATTAGCGGGCATCTTCATGTTCTTCCTGATTGGTCTCGCCCACTGTCAATGCGGTGTTAGAACTCTACCGATAACGCGATTACGTTGCCGTCCCTGTCAAATTCCGCCTTGACGGCGCGTAAATCCACGTTTCGGAGTTTCAGTTTGCCCATTTCTTCAGCAAGCAGGACGGCATCCAAACGGCGCTGATGACTGCCGTCCTTTGGGGTATCGACGGCGCGTTCCGACAAGTCGCCGATCAGCGCAAGCGCGGTTTCAATACGTTCCCTATAGTCCTTTACACCGCCTCCATTGTATTCCACGGCGCCGTCAATCAGTCGGGCGCGTGAAAGGTCGCCACATTGGTAGGTCTTGTCGCCCGCTTTCGTATTGATGCGATGAATCAAATAGACGACGCCCCAGTAATAGCTGTGGGCGGGTGTGAACTTGCTGTCGTCATGCCCCTTCTTCTCGTCCCCCAGTTTGCCCATGGCCGCATTGGCATCGAACCCGTTGAAAGCCGCGGCGGCAGCGGCGACTTCGTTGGCCCAGAGATTTGTCAGACTTGGGCCGCGTACAATACGCGAGCCTTGACCGGACTGACCGGTCAATTCCTTCCACCATGCATCCTTGGGATTACCCGACTGCATGGGATCACGCTTTGGTTGGTTGGCGCCTGCGGTTCCATGGGCGCTTTCGACCCAGGAGACGGCACGCAAAATGCGCAAAAGCCGCGCCCGGGCTGTTGCGTCAATCGCTTCATCGTGTTTTTGCCCCTTGGCACAGCCTAGAAAAGTGATGTGGAAGTCGAGCGCGGCACCGGTAATTGTCTTGACCGCATCCCATTTGGTGGCCTCGCTTGTCCTGATTTGATCGACTGACTCTTTCGCAGGCATCTTTAACCTCCTCATGTCAATTTTCTGGGCCGCGGGACGGCGAGGCACGTGCGGCCTCTTCACTCTTTCTGCGGCGGTGAAACAAGGTCATCTTCGTACTTCGGCAATTGCGCGCCGCCCGACCGGTCCGTTTTGGTCAGAGTGTAATGGGGCCAATCGATCGTGTCGGTCAGGTCAGTCGTGCGCCACTCAAAGATCGCATTTTTGCGGATGTGCCCGGTGGCCAAGTCGCTCAGGAGATCTTGGAACTGGACCCGGTCGGGGGCCGGGGCCGCGGCGTGCATCAGGGTTCGCGACACCGGTTGTCCATCGGCGTCTTTTGCGCCGAGGGCGATCACCGAATAGACCGCCGCGGGGCGCGGGTCGTCGGCGCGTTCAGCGAGCGGCAGTTCCAGCCTCAGCGCGCCGCCGTTGAACCCGTCGTTGGGCGTCAGCTCGATCAAAAGCCGGTCACCGGGTGCGGGTCTAGGGGCGGTCGACGTCTTCGGTTCGAGAAGCCCAAGCGGCAGGCCATACGGCTGGGCATCGCCGAGAAGCGGCAGGGCAACCTTGCCCGCGAGCTGCAGTTCAACCGGCGCTGACGGTGTCGCGTCACCGCGTTTGGGGATCAGCGCCAGTTTAAGGCTGGCCGCGATCCCCTTCCTCTCAAAGGCGCCGTCCTCGATCGAGCCGTAGGCAAAGTACAATGTCTGCGTCAGCGCGTACTGCGTTCGGTCCGCAGTCAGAACAAGTGCAAGCGATCCGCCGTCGTTCCGAATAACCTGGGAACTGGAGCCGGGGCACGCCAGTGCGCGGTCAAAGGCCGGATCGGCGAACAGGAAGCTGCGCCGCTCTATATCGAGCGTGGGGCGTCGTGCCGGCTTGCGCCCAATCGGGAAGGACAGCGCGGTGGGCTCGCCGGTGATTAAGGCAGACACTTCGCCTTGAGCCAGCAGCGCCGTTCCATCGGTTGGATCGAAAGGCGCAGCCTTCTGTTCGTCTGCGAACGACATCTGCAGGGTGGCTGGCGTGTTCGGGTCCGGATCGGCCAAAGCGCTGAGCAACGGTCCGAGGTCGCGGCCCGCGAAGGCGAGTTCTAGCGTTAGCTCATGCCTGGACACCTTCCCTACGCTGGGCTGCGAGACGGGCTCGTGCCAGTCAAGGCGGAAGGCGTCGATCCGGGTCTCGCCCAGGGACAGCCAGGCACGAAGATGGTATGGCGCTTCTTTGGTTCCGCGATACAGAAACCCGCTCTGTGCCAGCGCCTCCATCACCGGAGACTTGCCGGCGTGTGACAGCGTCAGGCGTAACTGGAACAGTTGCCCCCTCTCCTGCGAGTTGCGCACCTTTCCTGGGTCCAACGAGAGGGTCTGAAGATCTAGGATGAAGCGGTCGGTCTCTGCCAAGCGCCAGAGCGAGGAGGCGGCACATCGGACGGCCATAGGCAGGGCCAGACCGCCCGGCGCGGTACGGTCGAACAGCGAAACATAGGTGCGCCGGCGCGAAGTCAGATCGAAATTTGGATCTTCGGGCAGCGCGGGACTGCGCGGGGTTCTTAATTGCCGCGCCAAGACTGGCGATAGGACCGCCGATCGTCCAGCGCCCCGCGCGCCACGGTCGATCAGATCGGACCGGTTGCCGTCGCTGAGGAGAGCGTCGATGAAGGTCTCATGCACGCCGGGCCGTTCTCCGATCAGTGCGCGGGAGTAGATCGCGGGAATTACCCCCATCGTCGCGGGAAGCAGCGAATTGGTGGAGGTGCTGCCGTCTTCGGCAGACTTGGCCATTGCCTGTTGCAGCGCCTCCTCCCGGGCCTCGCGGATCGGAGTGCGCGCCCGGGGGGACAGAACCGCCAAATGCCGCGCAGGCGGCGCCCGCAGCGCGACCTTGTCGAACTCGTCGCCATGGTGGAAGACCACGCGCGCTTGCGTGACGAGGTAGCGCGCCCTGTCGGCCCGTGTCGCCACCGCGGAGCCGGTCGATAGAACTGCGACGCGCCCTGCCAGCCCGGCTTTGGACGAGATCACAGGCGCGTCGACGCGGCCATCCATGGCAAACCGCGCCGCACCTTGCGCGTCAACAGCTTCAGGCCAGCCCAGCGCGGGAGAGGGATAGACCTGCTGATGCGCATCGAAGAGCTGCGACTGCTCCCTGCCAAAAGGGTTGTCCGCGCGGTCGATTGGCACCGGCCGCACATCGCGCACCCGGATATCGGGCTCCTTGCCATCTTCGCCGCCGGTACCGGTCTTGCGGCCCAGCAACGCCAAGCCGACCGCCACGGCATCGGTGATCTGCGCCTCGGCTAGGTCGGCTAGGCGGGATGGGCCCAGCAGGTCCCACGCGGTGTCGATCTCGGCGATATCCGGCGGAACATTCAGGGCGAAGAAGCGGGGCGCCCTGCCTTTGTCCAGCGCCACCAAGTGCAGTTTGGTTGCCCGTTCCAGCGCGGCGGGCGGCGCGGCAATCGATTCATGCGGGAAGGCCAGCGCGACAGCCGAGGCATTGGCGCGGTGGCGCACGGACAGAATGCGCCAGTCCGCACGCTTGTCGGGATCGATGTACTTCAGCGTCTGCTGCAACGCGACGAGCGATGGCAGGAAGAGCGGCCAAGTCTTGACGTCCCCCACTTTTGCATCCGCCGGGTCGCGTTCGACAAAGGCTTGCAGGCTGGGCCAGACGAGGTCTGCCGCACCGCCGATGCCCGGTTTCGTCGCCAACAAGGCGTCAAGCTCCGCCTTGCCCAGAACACTCGACGGTACTTGAACCAGGGGCGGCAACGCATCGGCGGCAATCTCGAACGGTGTCGCATCGTCGACGGGGGCTCTCCACGCGTCGCCTTCGCCGAACACCATCAGATCGCAGAACGACTTGGGCAGGTCCGACGCGCCGGTGTCCATGCCGATCGCCCAGGGCAGGCCGAAGGCATGGGTCGTCTTGTGATGTACGAACACGCAGGTCCCGCCGCCGACCAGGATCAACCGTGTGTCGTGGCCGTCGGTGCGCAGCAGCGGATCGTCGAATCCGCTGAGCATCAGTGACCGATCGCCGATGCCAGCATATTCGGGGCGTTTGTCGATCTCGCCGCGATAGCTCGTGCGGCCGCCCTCGAACCGCGGGCCAAAGGCCTTGCCCGTCCAGTCCTGCTGCCACAGCTGTTCTGAGGTCAACTGCACATTGTCAAAGCTGCGCCAAGCCGCCAGTTCGGTGTTGTCGCGCAGCAGCCGGTGGCGCACCTGAAGCTCCAGCGCTACGGACCGCGTCAGCCGGACCGTGGCGCCGTCCCGGGCAAGCGCGGTAACGGGAATCGGGCTATCGCGCAGTGACACGCTAACATCGTGCCGGATCGGCGCAACGTTTCGGGTTTCCACGCGCGCGGCCTTGGCAGGATTTCCGGGCGCCTTGACCGAAAGTCCGTCCGGGTCCCAGGAGATGCCGCTCTTCTGGAACCTCAGCGCACCGTCCTTCACCGCCTCGCGGGTCAGCAGGACCTCGCTGTCGCGGGTTTCGCCCGACCAGCGCGTGTGGCTTGTCAATGCCACTTGCACACCGTTCGCTTCGCCCGCCATGCGCGCCTGAACCAAGCCGGAGGCGAGTGGCCAGACGGGAATTGCAGAGCCCGCAACCGTCCCGGTCACAAGGCCCGCGCTAAATCGCCATTCGTCGACTGTCGTCAGCATCATCCCCTCGATCGGACTGGCCATCGTGGAAAGGCCGCCCGGTTCGAGGTAAAGCCAGATCGCGCCGCGCGCGTGATCGATCCGTATTTCCGGCGGATCTGTATCCTCGTAGCCAAGCCAGCGGATCATGCCGCCGGTCGTGTCCAAAACGTGCGGCCGATCCGCCCCTTGCGTCCCGATCTCTACCCGCGCGTCGAGGGTCACATCCAGTCGCCATCCGGAGGTCCCAGGACCGACCTGTTCCAGCCGGGCGGCGGCGATCCAGACCCCGTCCGCCGGGCGCGCGTCGGGATGCGTGAATTGATAGGTCGGGTGAGCCGCCTTTCCATCGACCTCCATCGCAAGCGTCACGTCGTAGTTAAACAGCGAAAACGAGAGCTCGATCCTGCGAAAAACCGGATCGTCACTCAGCTCGCCCAACTGCGCAGCAAGCCGCAAGCCCACCGGGTCCGCAACGGTGCTTGTGGCCCCGGCCAGCCGCAGGACCAGCGCGGCAACCAGCGGAAATTCGAGGCGTTCGGGGTCCTTGTCCGAAAGGACCAGATCCAGGCCGCCGGCGGACTCCAGCGCTCGGATCCGCGCCTCTTTGGCCAGGGCCAGCTTGCCGCCGCTTCGCCCGAATTTAATTTCGACAAGCGGTCCGATGCGGTAGGGCGTTTCCTCCCCGAACGCTTCACGTGTTTCCGGGTCGGTCAGCGGGCCCTCCAGGCTGGCGCGGCACAGCACGCAGATTTCCTTCGTCCCGACGTGCAGCAGGCGCAGCGGCGTCAAGGTCAGCCCATTGTGCCGGATCGAGAAATCGGCGCTCTCCATCTCAGCCCGCCGTTCGAACAGGCGCCATTCGTATAAGGCATCCTGCAAGGCTCTGGCCGCGAAGGGGGTCGGGTCCGGACCGAGCCGACCCTCTACGGGGTTCTTCGTGCCGTCGAACACGCCGTCTTCGTCATGCGGCAGGTCGCGCACCCAGAACAGGGCGTCAGATCCAAGTCCCTTCACGACAATTGCATCGTTCCACGTCACCAGATCGCGCCCTTTGGACCGGACCTTGCCGTTCCCATCGCGGTCGCGGAACCGGGCGGGGCGGGACACGCCGTCCTTCGTTGTCCGGGCGCGCGCCATCGCGGTGCCACGCGTATCGGACAGACTGGTGGGATCGTCGTTCTCAAGACTCTTGTCGAGATAGGCGTCGGGCGCAAACCCGGCCAGTTTCAGCGTAGCAACATCCTTGCCGCCCTTGGGATGCAGGGCCCCGTCCTCCTCCGTGAGGCCCAGTGCGAGCGGCTCATCCTCACCGCCCATCGGGCCAAGCAGCGCCGTCTCACCGCTGAAGGGCGTTGGTTTCACGCGATCCCACGTTAGGCTGTAACCGCCCAGCGGCAGGTTGCCCGAGGGGAACGCATAGTCGCGGACAAAGGTCACCGTGGCGTCCGCACTATAGGGCGCGGCCAGTGCGATGGGGCCGTCCACGGGCACGCCGTGGCCGGCCCAGGCTGTGGCCCGCACGCCTTGAGTGCGCGTCGTGGCAAGGGCAAAGGCGCGCTGCGACCACAGCAGGGATATCTGCGCAAGATCGAGCACTCCGGTCACCGGCGCCGGGGGCGGCGGCGTGTCGGCCGCGGTGCCGGCCTCGGCTTCGGGGTCGGGTTGGGCATATAGCTCGTCGAGGATCGGTAGATCGAAGCGCAAAGAGACGTCGAAGCTGTCCCGGCCGGGCCGTGTTCCGGGCGCCCAGGCATAGTCAAGCCCCGGCGCCGTGGGTGAAACGAAGTTCACCGACGGCACGCCCCAGGCAGGCAGATCCGCCTTTTCGACCCAAGGCCAGGTGACGGACGGCGTCTTGACGGGGTCGTTCGCGACCTTTGCCAGCGCGGTGCTACCGTCCGACTCAAGGCGGATGATACCATCCAGTTCCACGGGCACCACCGCCCGCATGTCGGACGGCCGCGTCTCGGCGCCGCTGGCCAGCATCGGGACGGCCGGGATCAGGGGCAGCCCGACAATCGCGGTCCAGTGGATCGCGGGGATCGACTGTGCCATGGTCCCGTCCAGCGTCAGGCTCCACGCGCCGCCCGTCGGCGTCAGCTGAAGGCTGGCGTTCCGCGCGATCCCGGAGCCGAACCTCGCGGGTAATTCGCGCAGATGGCCCGGATCAGTGCGGCCGGTCGGCAGCAGCCGCTCGCTGGTGGGCGCCTCTTCCGCCGACCACAGAGCTTCGCGCAGGGCCCCATACGGGGCCGCGAAGTTCAGTGCGATGGCGCCAGCCGCGGTGGCGGTCCAACTGACCGAAACGTTCACGTCCTCTGCCCCGTCGACTGCCATTGCCAGATGCGTCTGACGGAAGACACAATTACCGATCAGCGAGGATGCGCTGGGCAGCGGATTGGCCTGTTCTTCGGGCACGAAGGGGGCGGCGGCGATCTGCAGGGTCCCGTCTCTGACCGGAAGAAACGCCCAATCCGGCACAGTGTCCGGCACGGCGCGGCGGGCGCCTGCCTCGGCGATCGGGACGTAGACCTCCAAGGACGGCGTGGCCAGCGTCTTGAGCTCGTATTTCTCGCCCCCTCCATAGGTTGCCGTTATTTCCGGCCGATCCTTGGACGGATCGGGGTTGGCGGCGGACCGGAACTCCAGATGCGTCTTCTTTCCCTTTCGCCACAATGTCAGATCGGCCGAGCCCGCTGCGTCCAGGCTGTCCAACCTCGCCACGGCGGGCGTTTCAGAACCGAACGGCGTGTCGGTTTCCAGGCGCAGCGCCAGAACCGACGGATCTACCCGGATGCGCCAATCCGCCGACTTGTCGAGCGCGTAAAGGTGCAGACCAGTCTTGTCTTGTGACAGCTGCCAGGCAAATGGCGGCACGGCGGCGCGGGTATCGGCTTGCGCTCGCAGCGGTGCCTCCTGCTCCTCGAGCGCGTTGAACGCCCTCTGCCACAGTGCGGAGAGGTTTGGCGGCGGGCCATCGGTGTCGAGGATGGCGACTAGGCGTGCGAGGAATCCGGTGGTGCCGTCCGGTTCGATGCGGACTCGCACCGGAAGCGTATCGGGAACGTTCGGGACAATGTCGATCAGGGGATGGGGAAGGCGCACATCGATCTCAATCCCATCCGGGACGAGGCGAACCAAGGGCCCAGTTCCCTTGCCAGCGTCGTCTCCGACCAGAGGATGGCCTTGAAAGATCGTGTGTTTGCCCGGGCTGTAATGCAGAAACTCCGCTAGGCCATTTTTATTCTTCTTTGCCCGCGGAACACGCAAGGCAATACGCCCGGCCACGAGCCTCTGGTCCGGCACGACGATCAGTTTCTTGGGGTTTGGTCGTTCTTGCTGGTGATGCCAGTCCCAAGGGTTGGGCCATGGCTCTGTCTGGGCGAGCAGCACATCGGCACGGCCGGTGCCAGTCGGCTGCACGGCATCGTGGAACCCGTGCGGCGTATCCTTGGGGCCATGAAGCTGAACGAAGGCGGGTTTCTCGAGGTCCAGTCGCCCGCGCAGAAGAGGCGGCTCGTGCAGTTCGACCGGATCTCCGATCACCCGTGTCTCGGCCTCGATCCGTGCGCCAAGTCCGCGCAAGGTTGGAGTGTGTTCGACCAGCGGTTCTTTTTTCGCTTTGGGAACTTCCATGAACAGATCGGCATCGAAAGTCCAAAGTGCGCCGTCCTTCCACCGCGGGCCGATGATGAGGATTGAGCGGAGGGGTCGGCTCATGTCTCTTACTCCGTGCCGAGAGTCAGGTCGATTAGCGCCGTGTCGGCCTGCGCGTTGCCGCGGTAGGCCGATAGCCGCAGCCGCGCGCCTTCGCCGATCACCCGTTCGCGGATGGCGCCACGCACGATGTCCTTTATCTTTGCGGGCACGTTGTCCTGCTCTGCCCGGTCCGGAAGCCAGTGAACACCGGCGAAGATCGAATCCGAAACCGCCGCGCTGGTCAGGTCCTTGACGGCGACAGCTTTGTCCGCCACCGGCCAGACGATCGTCACCTCGGCGGCGGGCGTTTGCGCAAGTTCCAGGGTGTCCAGCGCCCGTGCCCGAATGCGCTCGTCGCTGCTCGGCGCCGCCTCCAGCGCGTCGATCAGAGTAAGCAACTGCGAGTCCGTGATCCCTGTGCCGTCATCCGCTTTGTAGCGCAGCAACCGGAAATGCGCGTAGGGCGCGGCTAGACCGCTGATCTTGCTACTGACCTCGGTCCGCCGGTAGACGGCGGTCAGTCCCGACTTGCCGGTCGGCAACTGCCGGCGGCGAAGCTCACCAAGGGCCCTCATGATCCGGTTCACTAGGTCGCGGGTCTTGCCGGGCAGGTGTTCCGCCCAACCGCGGCTGCGCCGCGCGGCGGAAACGGGGATCCCGGCCTCCAGCTTGTCGGGAAAGGTGAACGCGCCCTCGGTCGCGCCCGCGCCCGTGACCCCCGACACGTCTGGCGCCAGACCGAGCGGGAGGGCCGCGGTGATCTTGTCCCCTTCGCCCGCGGCCGTCAGGTCCGTGATCATCTTGGCCACTCCGGGCACATCGTCATAGGCTGTTAGGGCACTTACCAGATCGGCCACTCCATCCAGGTCTTCGACGATGAATTCGAACGTCCGCTGCGGGGCCCAAAGCAGCCACACCTCTGCGTCGAAATCGGTCGGAAGGTTGGTGAAGCCGCCTTTGCCATCGGCAGTTGGATCGGGCAGATGGATCTCCTCCGGTGCTTTTCCAGAGGGCAGCGTGGCGGTCAGTCTCAGGCGCCAGTTCCAGTAAGGTTCAGGCTTCTGCCCTGACAGCGTCACTGTCTTTGCCACCGCGTCGAAGCTGTTGGACAGGAGCATCGGGTGATAGAGACTGGCCAATGGGTTCTTGACCTCCTGCGCGGGCAGCACCTCGATAAGCGGCGTGGCTGTGGCGAGGTCCGGGGCCAGGGTGCTGATACGATAGCTCGCCTGCGCATCCGGCAGCCGGTAGACGGTGGCGACCTTGGCGGGGTCGTCGCCCGTCCAGGCGGTGATGTCGACGTCCGGCATGAGATCGATATTGCGCACCATGGGAAGGTCGAAGGTGACCTGTGCCTTCAGCGTGCCGTCGTCCTCGACGTAATCGAAACGCCACGTCGGAACTTTCGCCGGGACGTGGTGCCGCACGCCGCCGCCCTTCTCGCGCGGCGGCAAGCGCAGCACGGCACCGGACGAAGGCAGCGGCACCGCAGAGACGTCCGAGACCACGACACCCGCCGACTGGTGCACCATCGCGATCAGATCAAAGAACGGCGGGGCGCCAGCCACTTCGTACCGGATCGCGCCGCGCCAGGCGTCGGGCGCGCGTTCGCCCAGCCGTGCGAGGTCCTCGGGCGTCATGATGCTCATGTCACCCGGCTTCATCGTGTCGGCGCCAAAATCGCAGTCGTCAAAGTCTTCGAAGGCCTCGAAGTCCTTGTTCCCCAATAAAGCGCGGGCGATATCCAGCGCGGGGTAGCTGGCGCGCAGTTCCAGGCCGGTCCACGCACCCTGCAGTGCCCGCTCGGCCCGCAGGTTCGCGGTGGAAACGATCTGATCGGCGGTGCGCGCGACGACAAGTTCCACGCCTCGCGTTTGCCGGATTTCGTCGGACTCGGCGCGGGCGGTGGACAGGATAGCGGGCGGGTCCAAGGGCTTAGATCGCGGCAGCGACACCGAGGCGAACTGACGCTGCCAGTCAGTATGCAGCGCACCTTCCAGCGTGACGGGACGTTCGCCGCCGCCATTGGCCGCCTGTTCGATAGACACATAACGCCCGAACGGCCGGATCGCGAAATACCGCTCGCGGCCAAGGCGGGACTGGTCGATCATGAACACGCTGACGCGACCGTTCTGATCGGGCGTGCGGGCATAGCTTTCGCCGGTGGTCAGCGCGGCAAAGGCAAAGCCGATGTGACTCGTGGCGGCGCCGCGGCCCTTGATCGCCGCGCCGTGCCGCAGGAACCGTTCCGACCACGCACCAAACCGCGCCGCGAAGGCTGTCGCGTCGAACGCGGCAGAATCGTTGGCCGGATTGTGCCGCGGCGGCAGCCAAGACTTGAAGCGCGAGGCCTGGGTTTCGTCGCTGGACCCGGCGATCGGAAGGTCGAGCATGACGCGCAATAGCGCCCCGTCGAGCGGCGGAAAGACATCGAACGGGTTGCCTCCCAACGTGCCCTCCTTGTCTCGCGTGTCGGTCCAATCGTCCAGCGTGTCGATCCACGGCGATATCGTCAGTCGAGCCGGGTCGATGGCCTGCTGCAACGCGTCGCGGAAGGCGCCGAACTTGAACCCGGTTTCCACCGCCGCCACACGGATCAGCACCGCGGGCCGGCCCTTTACGAGGCGCGACAGGCGATCATAGTAAATCTGCGCGCCACCTGGGATCCGAAGTTCCGGTTGGCCCGGGAATACGATTGAGGACGCGTTGCCGACCGCGAACCGCGCTGCGCCGGCGCCCTGCTCCAGCGGCAGACCGACGGTATCGATCAGCGCCGAGCCCTGGTCGGCCGGAAACGTCAATTTTTCGGGTGCAAGCGCCTTGTCGTCCACGCGCGAACAGACAAGATACCGCACCGGTGGCTCTGGCACGCTCAGCCGGTCTGCGTGGGGGCGCAGGCCGATCTGCAGGATTGAGGTATCGCCGGCGCGGATACGCTGGGTGTCCTCTGCAGGGGCTTCCGCGCGGCCATCGAAAGAGCTGATGCCCATGAAATCGTCCGGCACGTCGACAAGTTCGACAAACGGATGGCCCAGCGGCGCGACGTCGTACCGTTTCAGCGCCTCCGTCAGAACCCTGTCCACATGATCGAACAGCGCCTGACCCTTCAGGAATTGCGCCCGGTCGACGTCATAGATGCGCACCCCTTCGGCAAGTCCCATCGCGCGCAGAACGCCCCAGCCGTAGGGATCGGCAGAGGGCGCGCGGGCGTCAAGAAAAGTGTCCAGCCCGTCCGTCTCCAGGGGTGGCACCGGCTCTCGCACGACCTCGAAGGCGCGATAGACCGCCCCAGCCGTCTTTTCGTCGTACGGCATATAGTTGAGTGCATCGAGCGTGTCGGCCAGAACCGGATGCAGGCTGCTGGCCAGATCGACTTCGGTATGGCTTTCAGCCGCGCTGCCTTGATCGTCCGTCGCGGTGATCGCCACGCGCAACCGGAACTGATTTGCCAAGCCCGGGTTCGAGCCACTCGCGCGCCAGGCGCGATAGGCGTCTTCGACAACTTCATCGGGCTGGATGACCAAGCCCCGCAGGATGGCCCTCACCTCGGCTACGGTAATGTCATCGTCGCTCTCGTAGGTCCAAGTGATGATGTCGCCGTCGCTCTCTGCGGTCGCTTTGACCTTAGGAGCAGGCTTTTCCGCATTGGGATGTGCGATGTCACGCTTCACCTCGACCGGTGCATTGGCAAGCCACTTCGCGCGGCTTAATGGCTCATCCGGCAGACCGCCTGGAAGCGGCGTCAGCGCGAAGTCAATCTTCCGCACCTTCCGTTCTGCCAGCAATTCCGAAATCATCGCCTCTTCCGGCGCGGGGAACAGCGACCGCCGCAGGCAGCGGCGCGGGAAGGCGACGAGGCTTTCCGCGGCAGAGAACCATGGCGCGTGCGTACGGCCATTGAGCTGCTCGGGATCGGTCCGGGCGGTGTCCGATGGATAGCGCACCTCGATCGAGCGGGTGTCGGGCAGGGCAGACGGCGAGGTTCCGGCAAGGGTGCGGGGCAGGACCTTGACCGTAGTCCGCTTGCGCGCTTCGGCGGCGACCTGGTCGGCAGTTGGCCCATCTTTGCCGCCTAGCGAACGTAGTCGCGCAGGGTCGACAACAAACACGTCGTAACCCGCCACCAGCGACGCCAGCCGGGTTCCGGAGGCTTTGGCAAGCCGGGCGCCGGAGGCGTTGAAGTCCAGGCGAATCGCCGCCCGCCGCTCGGGATCAAGCCGCCGACGCGTCACCACCGGCCCAGCTTGTTCAGCCAGATGTTTTAGTTCGGCGCCCTCGACGGGATAGACGAGTTCCAGCCGCCCGGCGTTGCGCTCGATCTGGTTCTGTTCGAGCGCAAGGAACGGAAGCGACAGCGGTGTCTCCAGGGCCTCGACGACGGCTGCAAATTCCCTGACCTCCTCTACGCTGTCGGCCTGCGGAACGGTCTTTTCCGCGCGCAGTAGCGTTTCGACATAGAGCCAGGGGGTGGGGTCGATATAGAGTTTCCCGAAACTGCGCAGGAAGGCGCGGCAGGCGCGCAGGTCCTGGGCGGTGCCGGCCGTTTTCGGGATGTGCAGCGCCCTACGCAGTTCAAGCGCGGGATCGGCTACGGCCGTGCCGTTCGGCACCAAAGTCAGATTGTACCGCCTGTCCTTGGGAAGCCCTTTCGAAGAAGCGCCTTCTGCCAAGCCAAGCTTGACCTTCAGCGCCCCCCCGCCATCCGGAACCAAGAACAGATCTACGTCGCGCTCGCGTTTGGTATCGATATCCGCCTGGCCAGGACGCGATTTGGCGTCGTCCACCGCGTCGGCACCGTATTCTCCCCCGCCCAAGAGCGTGTGTGACCGGACCCGCAATTGCAGCGGCTGATCTTGTGCGGCGGCAAAATGCTCGACATCTTCATAGATTAGCGTCAGGTCGATCTGTGGGTCCGCATCCTGTTGCAGTTTTGGAAGTTCGCCCTCGAAGCTGACGGCCAATTCGACGGACAGCGGCGGACGCACGTCCAAGGGCGGGCGCGCGATTGTCCGTTCCAGCACTCGCAGCCCTGTGCGCGTGCCCAGAACGTCCACGGCCGTCACCTTGTAGACCACCGATGCCTGCGGCGACGCTCCAAAGGCCGCGGTCCAGATCGCACGGGCGCTGGCACCCTTGGGCAAGGGCGTTCCAAAGAGCTGCGCACGCAGCGCTTCGGGGACGCCGCCCTGGCTTAGATCGTCGGTCAAATGCAGCGCAGCGCGCGAACGGCTAACGACGACGGTGTTGGTGACAGGGTCAAAATTGTGCTGCTGCGGGGTCGCGCTCTTGGTCCGGAACTGCGCCGTCATCGCGATGTCCGCGCCTTCGAAACTGCGCTCTATCTCGTAAAAAGCCAGCCGGGTTTCGGGGTCCTTGGCGAAGCCAAGCTCGGCAGAAGACCCGAACGCCGGTTCGAGATCCCAGTACAAACGATACCCGTCGTCGGCCAATTCAACCCGCGCATCGTCCAGCCGGGGCTCGGTCGCCTCGAACGACTCGTCGGGATGATTAAGCAGTTCAACAGAGCATTTGACGAAATCCCAGTCCGGCTCGTTACCGGCCGAATAGTCCCCAACCCGCTTGTAAAGCTCCAGCCGGGCCTTGCCGTCTTTTTCGAACAAGTCCAGGTTTGACGCCTTGAGAAGGAAGGTTAGGCCGAAATCCACCGCATTCAGCGTTTCGGTCTCTTGTACCAGTCGAACCGCGTCCTCGGCGCCGGAGCGGTCCCGCGCACGTTCAGCCAGCGCAAAGGCGCTTTCGCCGATCTTGTTGATCAGCGCGCTGCGCTTTTCCTCGGCGATCACCGAAGCCTCCAGGACGGGATCCGTGGCCGCGAAGCGCTGCGCCTGGTTGTCCCGTGACTGGCGAGGCGGGATGTCCACGAATGCGTCAGGATGCGTGTGCTGGACCGGCAGGGACTCGCCAAAGCCAAACTCCGCCAACTCGCCGGGAACGCTGTCGGGATGCGCCAGGAAACACTCGGTCAGCAGGAAATTCAGGTCCAGGTCGCCGTTTTCGGTTTCCCCGACCGGACGCGCAAGATTGGCGAAAAGCTGAAGTTCGACATCTTTCTTGATGGCCGTCAGCGTTGCGGGGGCCTTGGGGTCGCCTTCCGCAAGGCGCCCGAAATATTTCAGCCCGTCAATATCCGTAGTCAGCTTTATCTTGTAGTCGCCCTCGGTGCGGCCCTTCGTTGCCCCGGCCGTCTTTGCGCCCTCCTTCTGATCCTTGATGAACCACGGTTCCGCATAGAAAGTGGCGGTGTCACGCACTCTTTCGGAATGATCGCGCGGGATGAGCTGGATCAGATAGGTGTCCTCGCCATTCGGATCCTTGCCGGCGTGCAAGAGAACCGCCCAGAAATCGGTGCCCTCGATTTGCCGGCCCTTCGCTGGCTCCACAGTAACCGGGTCGGGCAGTGGCGCATTCGGCGGTTGCGGCGGGTGTCTTTCGCTGATCGAACGGTCCGCTTCTTTCGCCCGCTCGCTCCGTGCCGGTTCGGCGGCGGGTGCCGGGGCTAGCAGCGTCTCTTCGCGCGGCGGGTCGATGCCCAGGCCCAGCTGCATGAACCGCGCGACCCGGCCGCGCGCCCGGTCCAGCGCGCTGTCGCCAAAGCTAAATCCGACACCCACAGACAGTGACCGGCCGAAGCCTTGCACACCCACCGACGCATAAACCCGCGCACCCAGCCCCTGGCCGGACAGCACAACCTCGGCGGCGATCTCGATGGTCAGGCCGATGGAAAAGCCGATCCGAAGCGTGAACCGCTTTCGGAACACCTTGAACGACAGCCAGACCGATACCGAGAATTTCAAGGTAAGGCCCAAGTAGACCTCGCCGTAGAACAGGGTATCCCGGGGGTTCAACGGTGCCAGATAGGCAATAAAGCGAGCGCCCAGCAGGAAATCCGCCCGGGCCGTGGCGCTGGCGCCAAAGTTGGCGTTGCCCACCTCTCCGCCGAACTGCATCAGGCCCGAAGCCTTGAACGCGACGCCATAGAGCATTGTCGCGTCCTCGATCCGGAACACGAGACCAGCGGACAGCGAGAGATAGAAATTGTCCGTTGGCTTGCCCAACTCAAACCCCAATTCGTAGGGCCAGCCGAGTTCGGTGTGATATAGGCCCGGACGGATATACAGCGTTGCTGCGAATCGAGTGCCCTCAATGGCCTTGACCAGTGCGTCGGGCAGTTCCGGATGCTTGCCGACGATCCCCGTCGGGTCGGACAGGAAGCGCGCCAGGAACTCTTTGCGCGGCACCGAGAAATACAGATAGCCGCGCAGCGTCGGGCGTTCCTTGAACTCTGCCCCCGACGGGGCGATGAACCAGTCATTGTAGTTGGTGGCGAGCCATCCGCGGACGTTGACGAAGAACGTCAGATCGGTGCGCAGCGCCAGGACGATATCCATCAGCAACGGGTTCGACACCTTAGCCTCACCGTCCGCATCGTAAGAGGCGGAACTGGTCGAGGTGGCCGCGACAGAGATCATCCCCCGCAGGGCCAGCGTCAGGGCGTCCTTGTCGAATTGCGGTGTCCAGGCATTGAAGTTCGTAAGGTTCCCCTGAACCTTCGACAAACGGTCCAGTGTCGTGACCAATTCGCGCGGCGTCTTGGCCTCGTCCGCACCGGCCAAGGCCGACAGAGTATAATTCTTGCCAAAGCCGAAGCCGACCTCGCGGATGAACAGCGGGCCGATCGGCGTGTCGATCCGCTCTGTCAGCTTCTCGGCCTGGCCATAGATGAACATTGCGTGTTTGACTTGGTTGTTCTTTTTCAGCTCCAGCACGCCCATCGCGCCGCCAAAGGCGCCAAGCCCGACGATGTCGATCCGACCGGAGGCGAGAAAGCCCTTGGCTGTCACATCGGCCGGAAGCGCCACGGGGGCGTAAAGCGACGGGATCGAGCCATCTACGGCGAGGGCAGTCGCCTCGACCTGCGCCACGCCGCCAATGCGCAGTAGCATCGAAAGCCCGTCCGCGCGAATCCGCGGCAACGGAAGATCGCCGCCCGGTTCCGGCAAAGCGATCAGGATTTCGTGGAAGCTGATTTCGGAGGAGACGACATCGCCAGCTTCGAGGAAAGAGATCTGTCCAGCGATCCCGATGGCGGGCGGATTGTCGGGCCAGGCCTTGCTGGCCGGATAGAATGCGATGCCGCGAATTTCGAACTTGAAGATTTCGAACAGCTTTTCACGCAGCGGCGGGTCCAGTTCGACCAGGAAACTGATGTGTTTGATCAACTCGCGCCCGTCGCCGGTCAGCGGCGCACCCTCGAGCCGGATCGCTACCGACTTTAAGTTTTCCAGAAGCCCGCCATCAAAGGCGCCGATTTCCGGCTCGAAACTGGCAGAACCCCACAGCTGGAAATAGAACTGAGTCGGGCCGACGACAGGATCGACGAAACCAAGGCCGAGCGCGTCGAGCACCACGCGGAACCGGGTGCCGGTGGAATAAAGCGGCTCTCCTTCCTTTTCCAGCTTGGCGTTGGCGGCCACCAGGGCGAGGTTTCCGTTGCGTCGGCCGAACACGAGGTCGATCTCGGCTTTTGCCTCGCCGATCAGCGCAGGCGGCATCGGGCCATACCCCGAGATTGTCCCGCCCTGTAGCACACCGCCCTGAATAGAGATTGAGCCGCGATTGAAGCGGAACGGCTGATCCAGTCCGCCCAGCCGCACGGGGCGATCGGCCATGACCCTTGCGATCAGGTCCAGTCCGCCGCGATCGATTGCGAATTCCGTGGCTTCGAAGGCCAGCGACGCGCCGTCGCCCGACAACTGGTCATAGGATAGAAGCGCCTTGGCACCGGCGGCAAGTTCCAGCGACAAATCGCCTTTCTTAAAACCGATCTTGAACAAGTCGCCTACGACGGTTTTGTCCTTGTCATACCCGACCGGCGCGAGGATCAGGCCGAACCCGTAGATCACTTCGTCGATGGCCTTGCTCTGGATGATGATCTCTTCATCGGCATCCAGCGTCAGTTCCAGAGTCTCTATGTCTAGCACCGCGGAGATTTCCAGCGGGATCAGGATCTCGTTATTCCCGGTGGTCGGAATTCTGATCCGGACCTTCAAATTGCCTTTGAATTTAGGCGCGCTGTCGGGATCGAAAGTGAACTCTTCAATGTCGATGAATTGCGCAAGCTTGTCGCTCCCGCTTTCTGGCGGCCCTTGCGGCATCAGAGCGGTGATCTTGTTTTTCAGCCGCTCGGCGTCCAGCTTGAATAGGAAGTTGTCTGTTGACAGCGCCTTCAGATCGGAAATGGCGCCGACACTGGTGAAGGTGATGACGCCGTTTTTATTTTTCTCCGCCTTCTTTCGCTCTGCCCCGAAAGTCTGAAAAAACTTGCCCCGCCCGCGGCTGAGTGCGGCGATCACGATGGCTTCAGCGGCATTGGGGTCCTTTGCAGTCGCCGAGACCGAGATCAGCGGGTCAGGGGACTCGACCGGGATCGTTCCAGCCTCGTCGGTATCGGACCCAAGCCAAAGGTCGGTCGATATCGTCACTTGAGGATTGACGTTTAGATCAGGTTCACGCAACAGCGCGAGCCCCTGCCAGTGGTTGACGAAATCGAGAATCATGCCGGGCACAAAGCGGTGATCCGCTGTCACGCGCAGCAGGCTGCTGCCGATGTCGACGGGCTTCGGGTCGGCGTTCACCGGAAGAACGACCACCTGCAAGGGGCGCAGCGTGGCCGCGTCCAGGCGCAGTTCCAGCGTGACGACGTCGCCGACCTTGTCCAGAAGCTCCAACAGTTTACGCAGCCCGTCCGCGAGCAGGCCGGCAAGCGCCTTGGCCACTTCGGACAACAGGCCGGTCACCGCGCCCACGGCGCGCGCCATGTAGCGCAAGACCGCGGCCAAGAGCCGGGCCAGCCGATCCAAGAACTCCGCTAAAGCGCCCGCCGCATCGGCCAGAAAGCCAAGCCGCAGGTTCATCAACCCGTCGATAATATTGAGGTCGGGCACCTCGAAGGTAACGTCAGCGCCCAGGTCCAGAAGTTTCGCATTTGCCGCGTCCCAGCTTGTCTCCCCGCTGGACAACGTTGTTACCGTGACCAGATCGAGTGCGACGGCGATCCGCGCGCCGGGATCGTCGGTCGCCTCGACGGCGATTTCTTCGAAGGTCCATGTCACGGCCAAGGCCCCGGCCCCGCCGTCGAAGGCGGCGGTCACATTCTTTACCGCCACCTGCACGCGGACGGGCAGGTCGCCGCCGCCGAATTCGAAGCGCTTGTTAATCGGGGTGTCGTGCTCGGCCGTGACCTTGCCCGCGACTTTGATCGTCCCACCATCGAGACTGATCGCGAAATCTTCGATCTTCGCGATTTCGTTCGAGTCCAGCAGAACATCGATATCGGTCGTTGCGTTCAGACCGAAGGCTCCATTGCCAGCATCAGCCGACACCGTAAATGGCGCGCCACCTTCGACGGAGATGTTCGGCAGCCATTCGGGCAGGGGTAGCTTCAGCGCTGTCAGAGAGCCGATCTTGATGTCGACCCCATTCAGGTCGTAGAAGGACAACGTGGGTAAGGCCACATCTCGAAGTTTGAACCCTAGGTTCGGGAGCGTTGGCACCAGCAATTCGAGCGATGCAAGCACATCCTCCGAGGCGACCGTAATCCGCGCCTCCAACTCGGCATTGGCGGTAACCATGGCATATTGTTCGAGCGCGAACTGTGCCGATACATCCAGCCGCGTCCGTGCGTCGAGCCGGAACCCAAGCGATCCGTCCGCGCTATCGGCGAAGCGGATTGACATTGACGCCTTGGCGAATCCGGCTGGAAAGCCGAAAATACCCTTCTCCCGAATCTCGACGGATGCCAACTCGGCGCGCAGCTTGGCCCGTGCCGCGGCAAGACCCAGTGCGGCCGCCTCCTTGATCGAAGGCAGTTCGTCGCGGGGCGGGCCGAACTTTCCGTCCTCGTTCTCGAAGAACAGCAGTTTCACGTGAATGTTTTCGATCGCTTCGGCGAGAGTGACGGTCGCCTCGTTTCCCGCAAGCCGGACGATCAGACCTGTGACGCGGGCGGAGCTGGCGGAAATTTCGGCGACAAGAACGACAGTAACCGCGCCGTCACCGAATATTTGTATCTCTGCCATGCAGTCCTTCCCCCGGTTCCGGCCCCGATCCACGTCCTGGTCAGTTCCGTGTCTTGTCCGTTGGCCGCCTCTTGGCGACGAGATACCCCGCGTGGGTCAGCCCTAGAAGCGCCGCGATGCTAACCACACCACGACCGCCCCGATCGCAGTTAGCTTCTAATTGAAAATTTTAGAAATCTTGTTAAACCCGTAGGGGATAAATAACGCGGATCCCGCCAAGAAGTACGTGGATAGTGACGAAATCTTTTCTAGATTAGCCTCAGTTCCAAAGAACAGACCATGAAGCGCCCAGTACCCAATTCCGACGAATGTCGCCGCGATCCCAATGGCACCCAACGCGCCGGAAACTCGACTGAAACTGGTGTCTTCGTCCACTCCTGCCTCAGTCCCTTCTTTCTCGGAAAGCGCCTCAGCCATGAGTGTTCTATTAGTAGTCGGATTCACTCGGCCAAGCTCGCGCGACACATGTTTCAGGCCCCAGATCAAGACTCCCGTCATTGCAATAACGGCGAGCAGGTAACTGAGGTCTCTGATGGTTGACTGGTCCATCTCGCTCTCCACGCAGCAAGTGCTAAGGAAGCGTAGCTCGGTATTTGGTTTCAGGATAGTCGTTTCTGGCTGCGCCTTGGCGGCATGTCGAAGTCGCAGGTTAGCCGTCTCTACGTCGAGATCGACCAGCGGGTAAACGCCTTCGTCTCTCGCCCGCTGGAAGGGGCCGGGCCCAAATTTCTGGCTCGATTCGGCAAGCGCGAGGTTCTCGGCGTCGTCACAGGGCCTTCGGAGCCGGAGACCTTCTGGACGGACTTTCTCGATCTCTCGCCGACCGTGGCCTGCGCGGCGTGAAGCTGATGGTCGCGGACGACCAAAAGGGGCTTCGGGCCGCCGCGCGGCGGGTGTTCGACGCCACGCACCAGCGCCGCCGCGTTCACAGGATGCGGAATACGCTGGCTTATGCCCCAGCCAAGTAGCGTACCGCCGTGGCCGCGATGCTGAAGACGGTCTTCGCCCAGTAGAGCAAGGTGGACGCGGAAGCCCAGTGGGGATGTTGTGGCCGACGCGTTGCGCCAGAATTAGGCAAAGCTCGGCACCCCGATGGACGCCTCGCGGGACGACGTTCTGGCCTACATGGACTTCCCTTGAGAGCACTGAGCCCAGATCGCGTCCACGAATCCGCTCGAACGACTGAACCGGGAAATCAAGCGAAGGTCCGATGTCATCGGCATCTTCTCCAACGACGAAGCCATCGTCTAGCTTGTCGGCGCGCTGATGCTCAAAAAAAAACGACGAGTGAACCGTCGCACGCCGCTATATGTCCATGGAAACGCTCGCGCGTGTCACCGACAACCCCGGCATTAAGTTGCCCGCCGTGGCCACCTGATCAGCACTGGACCTCTCCGAAGGTCAGCGCTCTTAGAGCCCGACTCGAAACTCTATGATGTTTGACAATGCCTTGCGAGATGGCGGGTGACGCGGCGGATGTGGGCGATGGTGATCCATGCCTCGGCGCTGGCGATGGTTTTCTCCCAGTCTTTCGCGAGCCGGCGGCATCGGCCGAGCCAGGCGAAGGCGCGTTCGACGACCCAGCGGCGGGGGAGCACCTCGAAGCCTTTGGCGGCGTCGGAGCGCTTGACGATTTCCAGCGTCCAGTCGCCGATCTTGTCCAGCGCGCTGCGGAGCTTCGGCCCGGCGTAGCCGCCGTCGGCGAAGACGTGCCGCAGCCGGGGAAACGCATGGCGGATGGATTGGAGCACCGCTGGCGCGCCGTCGCGATCCTGGATGTCGGCCGCGTGCGCGACCAGCCCGACCATCAGGCCGAGCGTGTCGGTGACGATATGGCGCTTGCGCCCTTTGACCTTCTTGCCGGCATCGAAGCCGCTAACCCCTCCTCTTTCAGTGGTTTTCACGCTCTGGCAGTCGATCACGCCGGCTGAAGGGGTGGCGTCGCGACCATCGCGCTCGCGCGCCGCCATCACCAGATATTGGTTGATTGCCTTCAGCCGGCCGCTGTCGCGCCATTCGTAGAAATAGCGCTGCACCGTCGAGGGCGGTGGAAAGTCCTTCGGCAAATAGGCCCACTGGCAGCCGGTCGACGCCATGTAGAGGATCGCGTTCATCACCTCGCGCAAATCGGTCGTTCGAGGCCGGCCGATGCGACGCGGCGAGGGCATGAAAGGCTCGATCAGCGCCCATTCCCGATCCGTCAGATCGCTTGCGTAGCGGCCGCCGCGCCGATCATACTCAAGCCGAGCGGTTTCAGTCCAAGGCATGTGACCCTCCGTCCAGTCTGGCAACCGGACAGAATCACAAGGCACTGAACTGCTCAACGCTTTTCGGGTCGGGCTCTTAGACCATCCCGCGGGGCACTACCGAGCAGCGTAAGCCGATCGAGCACTACACAAGAAAGTGGTTATGACGTCGAGGTACAGCGCCAGCGGAAGGAACCCGCCGGGAATGTACCCCCCTCATAGTTTTTCTCTCCGTCACCGGTGTCCTTCGCTTTTGTGCTCTTCTCAAACCCATCTAGGAAAATTGACTGTACACCGACCGGCCCACTGAGATAAGCGCCCCCCGATCCCCAACTCGTCACCGTTCCGCCGTTGACCTCCCACTGACTGTTGTCTGCTGCTGTCCAGGTATCGCTTCCAGGCAGAGGGTTCAGGCTGTCGACGATGGTTATGCGAGCGGTTGTACCGTCCGATGAAGAAAGCGAAAGTTCATAGTCTGTGCTCATGGCGTGCTTCCCATTCCGTCTTGGTCGCTCCGAGGGTGCGTTGAACCGAGCCACGATCGTCGGAGGCCATACGTGTATTTTAGCGCGATCTTCGCTTTCTGCATACCCGCATAGAAGCGCGCCGCTCCTCATCGCTTGCCTCGACGGTCCCACGACGTCGCCGCTTGAAGCGCCGGAATGCCGTCAAGGCGGATATGCTTGCGCTCCCTTGTTAAGGTGCGGACCCGATCGCGACACTTTCTTGCTGCACCGACTCCCCGTCGAACATAGCTGATGCGGACCTTGGCCCTCCGGCTCGCGCCTGATCAATGACTTAAGACCCAGAGAACGTTCGTCCCCGGTCCCGTCCCCTCCGCCACTTGCCTCTGCGAAAGCGTTCTCTCGATCCGGCCGCGGCCGGATTTTCTCGTTGTATTCGAGGGTTATGCGGGATGGGCTGAGCACCGGCCCCTGCGCCGGGAGGCCCGGAAGCGGTCTCTCCGGGCCGATATTCTCCGAACCTCATGACTGCGCCATTTTGGTGAATTTGTCGTAATGCGCTGAAATCAAATCATTATTTTGTAACGAAACCTGAAAACTTCGATGCCGGTGGCTTCTCCGGAGAAACGACCGAGGTCGGACGTTCGCTGACGTGAGCACGGTGCCTGCACCTTATCTTCGACAACACCTGCGTCCAGTCACATGACAAGAGCACCAGAAGCCACGTCAATCTGATCCATTTTCAAGTTCGTATGGCAACATTGGCACGCCCAGCTCCTCCAGATAGCCGTTGTGCCGCTGGGCTGCCGATCGAACCTGTTTTCGCAGGTCATCAAGTTGCTGGCGGACAGCAGCTAGGTCGACTTCTTCTTCGAACTCTGCCGTGCTGACATAGCGCGTAATGTTGAGGTTGAAGTCGTGCTCTTCCTCGATCTCTTGAAGGCTGACGACCTTCGAATAGAGATCCTCTTCCTTTCGCTGTTTGTACGTCTCGACGATCTTGTCGATGTGTTCGCGCAGTAGTGTGTTCTGCCGCTTTCCAGGCTGATAGTGCTCGGCCGCGTTGATGAAGAGCACGTCATCGGTGCGCTTGCACTTCTTCAGCACCAGAATGCAAACCGGGATGCCCGTGGAATAGAACAATTTTGCCGGCAGGCCGATCACGGTATCGATGTTGCCGTCCTTGATGAGCTTGGTGCGAATCTTCTTCTCCGCCCCGCCGCGGAACAGAACCCCATGCGGCAGGATGATCGCCATGGTTCCGTCCTTGGCGAGGAAATGAAACCCGTGCAGCAGGAAGGCGAAGTCGGCGGCTGACTTGGGCGCCAGGCCATAGTTCTTGAAGCGAAAATCCTTCGCCGTCTCCTCGGTCGGCGTCCAGCGGTAGCTGAAGGGCGGATTCGCTACCACGGCATCGAACTCGATCTTCTTCGCCGGATTTGATTCTCGCAGGATGTCCCAGTCATTTTCCAGACTGTCGCCGTGGTGGATCTCGAACTCGGTGTCCCGCACGCCGTGGAGCAGCATGTTCATCCGGGCGAGGTTGTAGGTGGTGATGTTCTTCTCCTGCCCGTAGAGCTTGCCGATGCCGCCCTTGCGCATGTGGCGCCGGACGTTCAGCAAGAGCGAGCCGGAGCCGCTGGCGAAGTCATAGACGCGGTTCAGCTTGTCACGTTTACCGGAGGCCGGGTCCTGGCTATCGAGCGTGACGAGCTCCGACAGGATGTCGGAAATCCGCTGGGGCGTGTAGAACTCGCCCGCCTTCTTGCCCGAACCGGCGGCGAACTGGCCGATCAGGTATTCGTAGGCGTCGCCCAGCAGGTCGCGCCCGCTGGAGAATTCGGAAAGCCCCTCGTTGATCTTCTGGATGATCGTGCAGAGCCGCGCGTTGCGCTGCGGGTAATTCTTGCCGAGTTTTTCGGAGTCGAGATTGATCTCCGAGAACAACCCCTGAAAGCTCGACGAGAAGGACTCGTTCTCGATGAACTTGAAGCCCTGCTGCAGCGTGTGCAGCAGCTCGTCGTTCTGAGTGCGGGCCATCTCGGCGATGGAGCTCCAGAGGTGATCGGACTTGATGACGTAATGCACCTTGCGGCGCATCACTTTCTCGAACTCCTCGGTATCTTCGGGGTTTTGCGCATACCAGACGGCCAGCGGCGAACGGCGGTCGCCAGACGGAAGCTGAGGCCAGTCGGCGCCCAGCTCGGCCCTTGCGGCCTCCTCGTAATTGACCGAGAGATAGCGCAGGAAGAGGAAGGACAGCATGTAATCGCGGAAGTCGTCCGCATTCATCGCCCCGCGCAGTTGGTCGGCGATGGCCCAGAGGGTCTTGCCCAGCTTGGTCTGGTCCTGTTCGGTCATGCGGCGGTCTCCTCTGTCTCAGCCACCGGGAACAGATCGGGGTTGAAGCGGTAATCGTTCATGAAGTTGTCCAAAATTGTCCGGAAGATCCGCTTGTTCTCCTCGATCATCTCGACCGGCTCGAAAAGCGAATAGCTCCCGTGACTCAGAAGCTGCACATAGCGGAAATGCAGCGTGCCATCCTCGTCGTCCGGGTTGCGCTTTAACACGTCGCCAACACTGTTGAACCCGTGGAAGGTCGAGGTCTTCTCCATGATGCTGCGCAGGATGGTGAAGTGATAAGTGTAGAGCTTGCCGGACTGCGCGGCCGCGTGCAGCTCCTTCAGCATGGCGACATGATAGAAGCGCGGGGTCTGGCCCGTGTTGCGCAGCTGCCAGCCGCTGCCATCGCAACCCAGGAAGAACTGCCACGGCTTGCTCAACTCGTTGCACAGCACGTTGAAGAACAGCGTGTGGTGGGACGAGACCACCGCCTTCAGCCGGTCCTGATCCTTCAGCATTCGCGCCAGGTGGGCGGCAACGGCGATGGCGTTGTTCTCGTCCAGCGAGGAAATGGGATCGTCGATATAGAGGTAGTTCACCCAGTCATAGGCTTCTTGCCCGTCGATGGCGAGCTGGGCGACGGCCAGGAAAAAACACCAGATAAAGATGTTTTCTTCGCCGCGCGAGATCTTGATGGGAAGGGGCACGTCATTGCCGTCGGCGTCTTTCACGGTCTCGCGCCAGAACAGGACCGTGCCCGCGTCATAGTCGATCTGGAACTCGAAATCGCAATACCGGTGCAGGAGGGGGCGGATGCGGTTTTCCATTTCCAGCACGTCGAGGCCATTGAAGAACGCGGAATCCCGGTTCATCCGCAGCACGCGGTCACGGTCGTTTTCCAGGTCGTTGTCCCAGTTGAAAAGGTCCTCGGTGAAGGCGTTGAAATAGAGCGTGTCACGGGCAGTCACCTCGCCGTCGCCGTTGCGCGTCTTGCCCAGCTCCTTGAAAGCCATCGACAGCCGAGTCTTGCCCGTGCCGTTATGGGCGAAGATGAGCGTGACCTTCTTGTTTGTCGTCTCGATCTGCTGGCGCAGATGCCCGGCGAGGCCGTCGAGCGTGTCGAAGGCCAGCGGTTCAACCATGGCTCAACCGACCTCCCGCGGAAAAAGCCTCTGTATCAGCCCGCGCTTGTGGGTCTTGAGCGCCTCGATGGTCTCGCCCTGCGCCCGGATCAGATCGTCGAGCGCGGTCAGGCAATCGGCGATCTTTTGTTGTTCCGGTCTGGCCGGAAGGGGAACCTCGAAATCTTGAATTTGCTCGAGATCTCCGCGAGGCATCTTTACGCCCTTGGCGCCGCCCATGACGTGCGAAATGAAGCGCTCAGACATCAGCAATTGGCTAAGGAACGACTTCACGACGCTCTTGCTTGGGCGAACGACCAAGACATCATTCGATGCACCACCTGAGCGATCGGCGACCCAAACCTTTTGCAAATACGGGCGAATGTTCGACATGAGAATATCGCCCTCCCGATATGCGATGGCGCTTCCGGCAGGCGGTTTCTCAGGCTCCGGCGACAAGCCGCAGAAAGCGGGCAACAGGTTCACGGTGCTCACGTAATGTCCCAGAGGAACGTCTTCGGCGGCCACGCGCTCACGAATGAACCGCGCAATTTCACTGTCCCCCAACCGCTTCACCTCCCACGGGCCGGCCCCCTCGAACTCGGGGAAGCGGAGGCGGGGGGTGGTTTGTCCGATGGCGGGGAAGAGGCATTGCATTAGGCCCGTCTTATGGGCGCTGAGAGCCTCGAGCCGCCGCTTCTCGGCCCGGATCAGATCATCCAGCGACCGCAGACAATCGGCGATCTTTTGTTGTTCGCCCGTGTCCTTGCGCGGAAAAGGTATCTGCTTCTCCTTGAGCGTGGAGAAGTGGCGCTTGTAACCCTTTTGCTCGATGGGGTCTGCTTGCAATGACAGGAACAGGAACCTGGCTTCAATTTCGGAAGTTGGAGCCAAAATCTTGATCCCGTCCGCGCCTTGAGCAAACGGGCCATTCGCCAGCTTCACGACGCAGGAATGATCGCCAAAGACTACCAGCGGGAAATCCGCCTGGACCATCGCAGTTTCGTCGTTGGTCCACCCGCAAACGTCGCTGGGCGATTGGTCGATGATCGGGAACCTGCCACTCGGGAGGTATTCGGAGGTCTGTAGCTTCTTGGGCGGCGTGACCGTTTCGACCAACTCCCCCAACCGCTTCACCTCCCATGGCCCGGCATCGCGGAACTCGGGGAAGCGCAATTCGGGCACCGGTCCGGGCTTGGCCTCAGGCATCTTCATAGACCTCCAGCCCCGAAATCTCCTGCCCGCCGGCCTTCTTGCGCAGAAGCGGGATCAGGTCTTCCATCAGGGCAAGCTCGGCGCGGCTCCGCACCTTCCAGCCTAGCCCCTTGGGGCGGAAAAGCTCGGTCAGCGCGTCGGGGTGGAAGATGTTGAAGCGCAGGATGCCCGCGACAAATTCCTTGAGCGCCTCCACGGGCAAATCGTGCCCCGCGGCGATACGGGCCAGCTCTTCCTCTTCCCGCGCGGCCTTGAAGCGTTCGTAGCCTGCGCGGATCTCCTCCTCGCTCAAGCCCTCGCCCTCGTGCAGTGTGGCGACATAGGCCTCCAGATCCTCGCGCTCGTCCATCAGCCGGGCGGAGGAGGCGAGCAGGCCCATCAGCTCCTTGCGCGTCATCCTCCGCCTTTCCGGCGGCTGGCTGGTGAAGCGCGCGATCAGCTTCATAATGTAGTCGTAATCGATGAGCGCGCTGTCGAAGAGCACGAATTCGAATTCCAGTTGCTGGATCGGGTCGTCGGGGTCCTCGGTCTTGTGCTGGTGCTCCTGCAGGCGTTTCGCGACCTCCAGATACTGGGCCGAGAAGGCACGCAGATCGTCGCGCGGGATCAACGCCTCGATCTTCGCCTTATCCTCGGGCGTCAGGTCGGTGTACTGGTCGAGCTGGGTGGTCAGCCGCCGCACCTCCTTGAAACGTTCGATGAAGCCCGCCCGCGCCTCGTCGCCCTTGAGATTGGCGACGTCCTCGGGGCGGGGCTCGACCCCTTGCGAGGCCATGAAACCGGCGAACTTGCGGGTGGCCTCAGCCAGCTTCTCGATGACCTTGGGCGCGGGATCGACCAGCCAGACCTCGCGGGCGCGGTCCGGCGCCTCGCCCGAGAAGAGGGCGATGGCCTCGTCCACGGCGTCCTTCTGGGCGCGAAAATCGAGCACGTTGCCGTAGGGCTTGGAGTCGTTCAGCACCCGGTTGGTGCGCGAAAAGCCCTGGATCAGGCCGTGATACTTCAGGTTCTTGTCGATGTAGAGCGTGTTCAGATAGGCCGAGTCGAAGCCCGTCAGCAGCATGTCGACGACAAGGGTGATATCGATCTTCTTGTCGCGCGGCAGGTCGGAGTTGGGATATTTCTGATCCTTTATCCGTTGCTGCACGTCCTGATAGTAGCTGTCGAATTCCGTGATCCGGTGGTTGGCGCCGTAGCGGGCGTTGTAGTCGTCGATGATCTCGGCCAGCGCCTCCTTCTTGCGGTTCGGCTCGACCTTGTTGTCTTTCAGCTCCTGCGGCAGGTCCTCCTGCAACTGGGCGACGTCGCGGTTGCCCTCGGCCGGGGGTGAGAAGACGCAGGCGATGTTGAGGGGGATGAAGTCCTCGAGCGCCGCGGCGCGCTCGGCCTGGATTTCCTTGAACAGGTGGAAATACTCGATCGCGTCGTCGATCTTGGCGGTAGCGAAGAGAGCGTTGAACTTGCGCTGGTTGGTGGCGGCGTCGTGCTTGTGGAGGATTGCCTCGACCACCGCCCGCTTGGCCAGCGTCTCACCGGGCTTGATGGGTGCGCCCTCGGGCTTGAAGTAGTCCACATGGAAGCGCAACACGTTGCCGTCTTCGATGGCGTGGGTGATCGTGTAGGCGTGGAGCTCCTGTTGAAAGACCTCCTGCGTCGTCATCAGTCGCGCTTCCTCGCCCTCGACCCGAACCGCGTTGGCGTTCTTTTCGAATATCGGCGTGCCGGTGAAGCCAAAGAGCTGAGCGTTGGGGAAGAACTCCTTGATTGCCTTGTGGTTTTCGCCGAACTGCGAGCGGTGGCATTCGTCGAAGATGAAGACCACGCGCTTGTCGCGCAGAGGCTCGAGCCGCTCGCGATACTGGCGCTTGTTCGTCCCGTCCAGCGCGAGGCCCAGCTTCTGGATCGTGGTGACGATAACCTTGTTCTTGTAATCCTCAGACAGAAGGCGCCTCACCAGTGCTTCGGTATTGGTGTTCTCCTCGACGCAATTCGGTTGGAAGCGGTTGAACTCCTCGCGGGTCTGCTTGTCTAGGTCCTTGCGGTCGACGACGAACAAACATTTCTCGATGTCGGGATTGTCCTTCAAGAGCGTTGACGCCTTGAACGAAGTTAGCGTCTTGCCCGAGCCGGTCGTGTGCCAGATGTAGCCGTTGCCGCGGTTCTCATGGATGCAGTCGACGATCGCCTTGACCGCATAGACCTGGTAGGGGCGCATCATCATGAGCTTTCGCTCGTTCTGGATGAGCACCATGTAGCGGCTGATCATCTCCGCCAGGGTGCATTTGGTCAGGAACTGGTCGGCGAACTGGGCGAGGTTCTGGACCTTCCTGTTGTCACGAGTGGCCCAGCGATAAATCGGCAGGAACCGCTCTTCGACATTGAATGAGAAATGCTCGTTGTTGTTGTTTGCGAAATACCAAGTCTGGCTGCGATTGCTGACAATGAACAGCTGCATGAAACAGAGGAGGCTGTTCGTGTAGCCGTTCCCCGGATCATTGCGGTAATCGATGATCTGTTGCATCGCGCGCCGTGGTGAGACCTGCAACGATTTCAGTTCGATCTGAACGAGCGGAAGGCCGTTGACCAGGAGTATGACGTCGTAGCGATGATGGCTGCTCTTGGTATTGATGCGCAGCTGGTTGACGATCTCAAATGTGTTCTTGCACCAGTCTTTCAGGTTCACGAGCTGGTAATGAAGTGGAGTACCGTCTTCCCGCTCGAAGGTATTGCGATTACGGAGCCGCTCAGCATTTTCAAACACGTCAGGCGTTACCATTTTCTCGAGAAGGCGCTCAAACTCGTTGTCTGTGAGCTGGACTCGATTTAGTGATTCAAACTTTTCGCGGAAATTATTCTCAAGCGCGCCGCGATCCCTAATATTGTCTCTCAGAACATACTTGAGTCCCTCAAGTTTATTTATCAGCTCCTTCTCAATTTCCAATTCTTTTGTCATTTTCTCGCCGAATCTGCCGTTGTGCCGCCGCCAATTTCGGAGCGGAAGCGCCGCCCAAGAACTAACCACGGCGGGCGATCATGTCGAGACACTGCGCTTCCCACTCCACCGGAAACGGCTCAAGTACCCTTGCCAGCGTCACTTCCGGCCCCTGCTTTCCGTCCAGGATTGCCTCGACGATGTCCGGCGCGAGCAGGGTCAGGCGCAGGACGCGGGTCATGTATGAGGGCGCGAGCCCCTCCCGTTCGGCCAGTTCGGCGATGGTGGTAAAATCCCCCGACTCCAGCATGCGCTTCCAGCGGAAGGCGCGGGCCAGCGCCTTGACCAGCGCGTTGTCGGTCTGCCGCGAGTGCGTAGCGCCTTCCGGCAAATGCATTTCCTTCCGCCCGCCACGCTTCACAAACCGAAATGGGACGTGGAGCGTCACCGTGTCGGGGACCGCTGTACCGCGGGTCATGCAGCTTCTCCGATCCTGCCGGCCAGCATCTCATGCGCGAGGCCGCTGAGGCCGTCCACGCGTAGCCGGACGTTCAGGTCGTCCACGCCGATGTCCACTCGCTCGACCAGCAGCGCCGCGATGCGCGCCTGTTCTGCGGGGAACAGTTCGTCCCACAGCGGATCTAGTTGCTGCAGGCCCGTCCGGGCGTCGGCTTCGGTGATGCCGTCGGCGTGGGCACGGGCCGCCTTCCATGTACCTGCCACGATCTCGGGCTGGCGGAAGACAGCGCGCAGTTGGTCGATCACGGCGGCTTCGATCTCGCCTGCTGGTACGCGGCCGACCGGACAGGCCCCCGCGCCATGCTTCAGCACGGTCTGGCTGACATAGTAGCGGTAGAGCTTGTCGCACTTTCGGGTGTGCGTCGGCGAAAAAGCCGCGCCGTCCGGCCCGAAAAGCAGCCCCTTCAGCAGCGCCGGGGTGTCGGCGCGGGTGCGCGCGGCGCGCTTGCGCGGGCTCTCCTGCAGGATGGCATGGACGCGGTCCCATATCTCGCGGTCGATGATCGCGTCGTGCTCGCCGGGGTAGCTCTCCCCTTTGTGAACCGCGTCGCCGATATAGGCGCGGTTGTTGAGCATCCGGTAGAGGTACTTCTTGTCGATCCGGTTGCCACGCGGCGTCCGGAGGCCGCGCGTGCCGACCTGACGCGCCAGTTCGGTGCAGGACCCGATCTCGAGAAAGCGGGCGAAGATCCAGCGCACATGCGCGGCGTTGTCCTCGTCGACCAGCAGCTTCCTGTTCTCCACCCGGTATCCGTAGGGCGGCACCCCGCCCATCCACATACCCTTCTTCCGGCTGGCGGCGACCTTGTCGCGGATGCGCTCGGCCGTCACCTCCCGCTCGAACTGGGCGAAGGAGAGCAGGATGTTCAACGTCAGCCGCCCCATTGAGGTGGTGGTGTTGAAGGACTGCGTCACCGAGACGAAGGTGACGCCGTTCCTGTCGAACACCTCCACCAGCTTGGCGAAATCCGCCAGCGAGCGGCTGAGACGGTCGATCTTGTAGACCACCACCACATCGACCAGCCCGTCCTCGATGTCCTCCAGCAGCCGCTGAAGGCCGGGCCGGTCCAGCGTCCCGCCCGAGATGCCGCCGTCGTCATACTGATCGCGGATCAGCACCCAGCCCTCGGAGCGCTGACTGGCGATGTACGCCTCGCAGGCCTCGCGCTGGGCGTGCAGACTGTTGAACTCCTGCTCCAGCCCTTCCTCGGAGGATTTCCGGGTGTAGACCGCGCAGCGCAGCTTGCGGATGACCTTCGATTTATCCGGCGGCTTCGTCATGTCCGCCCCCTGTGGTTCTTGAGCCCGAAGAAGGTCCAGCCGTTCCAGCGCGTGCCGGTAATCGCCCGAGCGATAGCGGACAGCGACTTGTAGGGCCGCCCCTGCCATTCGAAACCATCCGCGGTCACTGTGACGACTTGTTCGACGCCCTGCCACTCGCGCAGCAGCCGCGTGCCGGTGATCGGGCGGTCGCGATCGGCGCGGATGCCGCGCTTAGTCCTGTCGCCGCCGTCCAGTTCCTCGCCCATTCGTTCCAGCCGCCGGATGGTCTCCGGCTTCAGCCCGCCATAGGTGAGTTCCTGTATGCGATAGGCCAGGCGGGACTCCAGGAAGCGCCGGTTGAAGGGCGGCGGCTCGCTGTCGAACAGGTCCCGCCACTGCCTCTTCAGGTCGGGCGTGGGCGTGGTCTTGAGCGCGGCCAGGCGCGCGGGAATCGTGTCGGTCATGCGGTTCTCCGTTTCTCGGTGGTTGCATGACCGCTCTGGTCGGGCGGATAGTGTAGCGAACTTTCTCCGGTTCCGTCAGATAGTTCGCTTGACTGTCTCTGCGTCAGCCGAACCAGCCCGAGCGCCAGCAGGCCGCACAACTCGGCGCGGCGTTCTGCGGGCGTCATCTGGTTGGCCGGGAGCGGATTGGGGCGTTTCATGCGGGCCTCGGAGCGGTCGTCTCCTCTGGCCTCTACTCGTCGATGTCGGAAAGCGTCCCAGCCGATCCCGCACAGGTTGAAGAATCGCGCATGGGAACGTATCAAGAACACTTATCATTCAGGAAAGGGGATTCGTCGTGGCCGGCAATTTGAAAAAGTTCGTGAACCCCCGGTTCATCAAGACCATCGATCTCGCCCTGATGAAGCCGCTGCTGGCGCGGCACGAGGGCAAGTACAAGGGCTTCTCCGTCGACCTGCTGGACCAGGAGGAAGATGCCGCCCGCGAGGCGCTGGAGAAGTTGCTGACTGGCGCCGAGGACAGCTATCCCGAAGGGCTGCGCGGCGATCTGCACCGCATCGCGGAACTGGGCGATGCCCGCGGCCTCGAGATCATCCAGGCGCAGGCAGTCCGTCAGGGCGTCGATCTGTTCCCCGATATAAAGACCGGCGACGAGGACGCGCCGAACAAGGCGCATGATCCCAAGCACATCGCCGTCCGGGTCTTTCTGGAGCATCCGGACCTGTTCGATGCGGCCGCTGACCACATGGCGATGCTCACTGCCGACCGCCTGCATGAATTTGCCGGCCGGGAACGTGGCGTCGCGATCGATCTGACGGCGGAGAAGGTCGAGGCGTTCCGGACGGCCGTTGCCGCGCTCTTCCGTGACGCGTTTCTCGGGGACTACTGCCGGGTGGGCGACTACGAAGACGATGACGAGATCAACCTCGTGGTCAGCCACGGCTCCATGGTCTCGACCATGCCGGTCGTCGAGGGCCAGGTCGAACGGGTGATCAGCGTGCGCCAGATTTCCCACGCCGTGCTGCGATACTCCGAGAACACCGGCATGCTGCGACTGGCCCGCATCAGGAAGGCGCATCAGCCCGAGATCGCGGAACTCTTCGCCTCGATCATCCTCGACCGGCCCGGCTTCTTCGACGGCGACGATGCGCAGGACCTCTATACCCTGCGCCCGGTCGAACTGGCCGGACCGGGCTTCGCCTTCGACGCCGCCTACGATCCGTTGATCGACAAGGTGCTTATCATTGAGGCGGCGGCCGACCTGATGGCGCCCGGCAAGAAGGGGTATCCCCGCGTGGTGCGCACGCTGCGGTCGCGGGATCTCGGCGGTGACGCGCTCCAGCATTTCGGCAGCACACCGGTCTCGTTCGGCGGCGCCTGGAGGCTGGGCGAACTCGTGTTCCGGATCCTGTTTAAGGGCGACGGCAAGCGCCAGCCGCAGGTCACGGTCAAGCTGCGGCCCCCGGGCGTCGTGCAGTTCCGCCGCACCCAGCACGAGGCGCGGGTGATGAAGCTGATCGAACGGAACGGGCTGATGAATGACCGAGACGATTTTGAGGTTGTTGACGCGGCTGAGTGAGGCTGGCGACGACGCGATCCTGTCCGGCGAGCTTTCCGCGCCGTTCTTTGGTCCGGGTTTCAACCGGCTGCTGGCGAAACGTGTCCTGGTCGAACAGGCGCCGCTCTCCGATTGGGAGGTCTGCGACGCCTGCGAATGCGGACTCCCCTGTCGGCCGATCCGGAAAGCGGGCGACGGATATCGTGCCGAATGTCCGCTGGACCGCCGAAATGACGTAGATCTCACCGAGGACGATCTACGCGTGTTTCGCATCGGCGCCGAGGCGTTGGCATCCGTGATCGGTGCCGCGGCAGGGTTCGCCACAGCTCCGAAACGCGCCGCGGAGAACGTCTGGCGGCTCGGCGATACGCGATCCGGACGTGCAGTGTTTCTTGCGCTTGAGTCTGCAGCTCTGACCGGCGACGGCATCATCGCTTCGTTGCGCCAGGCAGCGCAGGGCTCCGACGTCACGATCCTCGCACCGCAGTTACCAGCGGAGGCCGCCCGGCGTTATCAGGATGCGGGCTTTCATCTGGTCGAAACCCACGCGGTGCTGATGCCTGCCTCGGATGGCGGCGGCGGCACAATCGACATCGCGGCTCTGGCGCCGGTCCCACTGGCACCCGTGCTACGCGTGCGAAGGGCGACGGCCGAGGTTCAGTGGGACGGTCGCTCCGTCATTCTGTCGCGTCAGATTTTCCCCGTGTTCGAACGCCTGCTTGAGAAGGCGCTGTCGCGCGATCAGGTCGCCTCCCGATCCCATGTCGAAGGGACGACGGCGCGCGAGGCCAAGGATCTGATCCGCGAGCTGCGCGACGCGTTCAAGGCTGCCGGGTTCACCAATGCCGAGAGCAAGTCCCTGATCGCGACTGTTCGAAACCGGGGCTACCGGCTCGGCGTCCCGGCAACGGAGATCGTGGTCGACGACTGCTAGCGGCGCTTCGGTTTCTCTCCCTTCACCACGAGTTGTGGGCTGATCCGCGCCTGCTATGCTTTGGCCATCTGATGTCCTGCAAGTGGCGTGAGGGATTGATTGAATTGGAAATCGAATTTCTGACGGGGAACGACGTAGAGAATGCCATCGAGGGCCTCGTGGCGGAGTATGACGAGTTTCATTGGGCGGTCGCCTGGGGCACATCCACCTCCCTGGCCCGAAAACTCCTATCGCATTCGGCAAAAATCAGAGCCGTAACATTCGGGCTCGCGTTCGCTCAGACCGATCCAGACCTTGTCGACTCTCTCATCGGGGTCGACGGATGCTACGTCGTCACGAAATTTCCTGGTGGGACGTTCCACCCAAAGGTCTACGCGTTCCGTTCTGGGAAACGGGCTGCTGCAATCATCGGGAGCGCTAACTTCACTCGCGGCGGGCTTGGCAAGAACCACGAGGCCTGTGTCCTGGTTACGGGTTCCATCAGCGACGAGATGCTAGCTGATACCCTTTCCTTCGCCGCGCGAAGCGCCTCACTCGGTGACCGCGTAACAGAAGATTTGGCGGCGCGATACCGTTTGGGATGCAAGCTAGCCGCAAGGAGGCCGGGTCCACCTCGCGATCCGCTGGCAGGGGTGCCGCCTGCAAGCGTGAAGAGCCTATCGTCCCCCTTGGTCGGTATGGGTTGGGATCAGTATGTCCGCGCCGTGCGAGGGTCGGCTCACCACGACGTTGATGAAAGTCTGAACCTGCTCCGAACTGTGCAGGGTTGGCTATCTGCCGTGCCTTCTTTCCACGACCTCACAACGCCGCAAAGGAAAGCAATTGCAGGTGCAATAGGGGTTGAAGAAAAGGCGAGTCACAAATCTCTTGATCGAGATTGGGGTTGGTTCGGCTCCATGCGTGGCGCGGGAGACTTCAAAAATCGCATCGCAGAGAACGACCGATCCCTAGCTCGCGCCGTTGATAGCATTCCACAAAAGGGAGAGGTCACGAAGGAGCATTTCGACCGATTTGCGCGCCTTTTTGTGAAGGCGTTTACCAATTCGAGCAGAGTTGGGGGCGTCGCGACGGCGTCACGTCTGCTTGCCATGAAACGTCCCGACGTATTCCTCTGCATTTCCAATCCCAATATTGTGGCCGCGGCGAATGGGATGGGCTTCGCCAAGTCGACTCTCAGCCTCGAAAATTACTGGGACCGGGTCGTGGAAGTGATCCGCGCATCGGAGTGGTACAACATCGACAAGCCCGAAAGTGGCGATGGACAGCTTTGGGAGTGTCGGGCGGCAATGCTCGACGCCATCTATTACCGCCCGGGGTAGGTGGAAAATAAAAATGCGCCCGGCGATAAGCAGTCCGGACACGAAGGCCAAGTGAAGCGCCACACTTGTCGCCTTGGGCAAAGGGCCAGACCCACCATGCCCCCACCTTATTCCCACCCCGTTCCCACCTGCGCGCCGACCGCATCCGGCACCTTGGACTCATCAGAAACGATGACCGAGGCGCACAGCGATGCAGATCGAACTCTCCCACGACGACATTGAAACCATCATCCGCGAGGCCGATGCGGCGGCGCAACGCCTCCGGCGCAAGCTGAGCCTGCCGCTCTGCGAGCGCGAGGATCTGGGCCAGGAACTCCTGGTCGATCTGCTGCGCCGCTTGCCCGCCTACGTTCCTTCGCGCGGCAGCATCGGCGCCTTCGCCAACATCGTCCTGCGCAACCAGTCCTCGCGGATCGCGATGCGCCATCACCGCCAGCGCCGTGCGCAGGGTGGATCGCTGCTCTCGCTCGAGGTGCCGCTGGCCGGTACCCGCGAGCCGGTCGGCGACACGCTGACTGAGGACGACGGTCTCGCCTCTTGGCACGGCCAACCCTGCTGCGCCGCCGCCGTCACCGAACTGCACCACGCCTTGCAGGCGGCGCTCGCGCGGCTCCCGGCCGAGGATCGCCGCTTCTGCGCGGCGCTGGCGCATCGCCCGGTCACCGCGCTCGCAACCGAGGGTTTCGGCAGCCGGTCCGCGCTCTACCGCCGCCTCGCCGATCTCCGTCACGTCCTCACCGCTCACGGTCTCGGTCCCGCCTGGGACGATCTCGCGGCGGCCTGAGTAGAGGCGAAAGGAGGAGATCATGTTCATGGGCACCACCCCCTTCATCACGGTCCGCGCCCGCCGACCGCTCACCGAGATCGAGTTCTGCGCCTGGGTGGCGCAGGCCGTGCCGGGCGACCGGCTCGAATACCATCGCGGCTTTCTGACGCTCGATCGGTGTCAGGGATTGTCCCGCTTCACGACCGAAGAACGCACAAGGCTGACCTGGCTCGGCGCCCGCGCGTTCTGGGCCGCCGAACGGGGCCTCGTGCACCTGGTGCAAGAGCGCTTGGGTCCCGACCAGTTCGCCTACATCGCCGTCGCCCGCCCCAAGCCGAAGGCCGCAGCCGTGTCGCTGTCCGCGCTCCTGCTCGCCGAGCAGGGGCAGCCCGACCACGCCACCGGTTCGAGTGGTCGGGCTGCCGCGTGACCACCGCCTTCCAATCCCTCTTTGCCGATCATGGAGACCCTTACATGCCGTTCCCCGCGAACACCCCCACCGTCGACGACCTGCCGGGCCTCGGCCTGCAGGACATCGCCCAGCTGCCCGTCGAACTGCTGGCCATCCTGCAGCGCGACGTCGATGAGCGCATCAAGCGGGACAAGGCCGCGAAGGCCCGCCTGGATGGCGCTCTGACGGTCCGCTACGCCACCCGCGCCGCCGAGGAGCGGCAGGCGGCGGGCAAGGACACCGGGACGATCCGGTTCGACGATGGTGATTTCACCGTGGTCGCCGATCTGCCGAAACGGGTCGATTGGGATCAGGATCGCCTCGCCGCCATGGTCGAGCGCATCCGCACCGCCGGGGACGATCCCGCCCAGTACGTCGACATCGCGTTCAAGGTGCCCGAGCGCAAATACGCCGCCTGGCCCGATGCAATCCGCGCCGGTTTCGAGCCCGCGCGCACCGTACGGCCCGGCACGCTGAAGATCGAGATCGTCCCGCAGGGGGGCGATCAATGAGCCTGCGCATCATCTCCGCTGACGACCGGCTGCGCGAGGCGCAGGGCAAGACCACCATGGCGCTGTTCGGGCCGAGCGGCGCGGGCAAGACCACGCTGCTGAAGACGCTGCCACCCGCCGAGACGCTCTGCATCGATCTGGAGGCGGGCCTCAAGTCCGTCCAGGACTGGCCGGGAGACAGCATCCCGATCCGCCGCTTTTCCGACGCGGTCGACATTGCCTGCCTGATCGGCGGCGCGAACCCGGCCGCCCAACCCGAGGAGCATTTCTCGGAGGCCCACCACGCGCATCTGCGTGCGCAGCATCCCGAGTTGGCCGAGAAGATCGATACCAAGCGCATCATCTTTGTCGACAGCATCACCGACCTGACGCGTCAGGCCATGGCATGGGCCAAGACCCGGCCCGAGGCGCTGTCGGAACGCACCGGCAAACCCGACACGCGCGGCGCCTACGGCCTGCTGGCGCGCGAGGTCATCGGTCTCCTCAAGCATCTTCAGCATGCGCCCGGCCGCACCGTCGTCTTCGTCGGCATCCTCGAGAAGGTCGTCGACGACATGAACCGGGTGACCTGGCAGCCGCAGATGGACGGCGGAAAGGTCGCCCGCGAGCTCCCCGGCATCGTCGATCAGGTGCTGACCATGAGCCTCTTCTCGCAGGATCCCGGCGCGGGCCCCGATGCGCCCCCGACCTGGCGTCACGATCCCGACAAGGGCAACGCGCGCCGCCTCGTTTGCCAATCCGGCAATCCGTTCGGCCTGCCGGCCAAGGACCGCTCTGGCCGTCTCGACATGACCGAGCCGCCCGATCTCGGCGCGCTCCTCACCAAGATCAACCAACCCCGGAAAGGATGACGACATGACCTTCGACATGAACGACGTGGAGCCGCAGCAGTCGGGCGACCTGATCCCGGACGGCACCTTCGCCAGGCTCGTGATGACGCTGCGCAAGGGCGGCACCGACGGATCGAGCGACGCGGATCGCGGGCTGCTCAAGGCCTCGAACCAGCCCGGCAGCGATGTGCTGATGCTCGACGCCGAGTTCACCGTCGCCGAGGGCCCGCATGCCCGGCGCAAGTTCTGGCAGAACTTTACCGTGCAAGGCGGCAAGCTCGACGAGCTGGGCCAGTCGATCGGCTGGAAGATCTCGAAATCGACCTTCCGCGCCATGATCGACAGCGCGCTCGGGCTGAACCCCGAGGACATGAGCGAGGCGGCGAAGGTCAAGCGGGTGCTGCGTGGGCTCGCCGATCTCGACGGGATCAGTTTCGTCGCCAAGATCCAGATCGAGCCGAGCCGCAACCCCGCCTACAAGGACGCCAACAAGCTCGACCATGTCGTGCTGCCCACCGCGCCCGAATGGCAGAAGGTGATGGCGGGCGAGCCCGTGCCCGCCCAGCCCTCGAACAAGCCCCGGCCCGCCGCAGCACCCGCGCAGCCCGCGACCCCGGCTTGGGGCCAGCCGCAGTCGGCCTCCGCGCCCGCGGCGCCTGCCTGGGGTGCGCCGACGGCTCCCGCCCAGCCCGCCACCCAGACACCGCCCGCCGCCAAACCCGGCAACGGCCCGACCTGGCTGAACCCGTGAGCCCGGACGAATGGCAGGCGCATGTCACCACGGAGGCGGCACTGGCGATGGGACGCTGGCTCGAGGCGCGCGGGCGTCTCGACCGCCCCATCGCCAGCCTGACCCGGCGCGATCTGGAATGCATGGCTTCGAACGCCATCAGCCGGTCCATCGTGCTGTCCTCCGAGCGCCGGACCGCCGCCCCGGACAAGGAGGAGCGCGACGCGCTGGACCTGCTGCTCATGGGGTGAGCGGCGTCTCGGAAAGGCTCCGGGGGAGCGTTTCAGCCGCGAACGGGCGGAGCCCTCCTTCGCACGCCAATCTCGCCCGGCGCGTGCCCTGCGCCCAGTGCGGTCGCGAGGCCAGGGGCTTCGGCTACTGCCACGGCCTGCGCTGGGACCGTCACCCTCATTACCGCTTCTGCTCGATGGCTTGCCTGATGGCGGGCTCGGCCAACGCCAAAAGGAACCACGGCATGATCGACAAGACCGACATGGAGACGCGCGCCATCGTGGAGGCCCGCCGGATGCTCGCCGAGGCGCTGACGGAGATGGGCCTGATGGAGCCCTTCTTCGACCGCCCGGCCGCGGACATCGACCGCGTGATCGAGGCCTGCGTCGACGGCTTTCAAGCCTCGATGCAGCGCCAGTCCGACAACGGCGACGTGCCGTTCTGAGGGGGTGCGGATGCTGGTCGATTTCAATCACGGATCCGGCTGTGTCTATGGCCGCGACGCCTCTGAACCGGAACCCCTCGGCGCGCGGATCAACGGCCGCATCGATGCCGCGCTGGAGGCCGAACGCGAGGGCCAACGCCCGCGCGGCTATCTGGGCGCCAGCCGCATCGGCGAACCCTGCGCGCGGCGGCTGGTCTACGAGGTCACCCACACGCCGCCCGATCCCGGCAAGGATTTCGAGGGGCGCGTTCTTCGCATCTTCGCGGCCGGGCATGTCTTCGAGGATCTGGCGATCCGCTGGCTCCGGCAGGCCGGATTCGATCTGCGCACGCAGACGCAGGCTGGCGGCCAGTTCGGTTTCGAGACGGCGGGCGGACGCATACGCGGCCATGTGGACGGCGTGATCATCGGCGGCCCGGAGATCGGTCTCGCCTGGCCCGTGCTCTGGGAACACAAGGCGCTGAAAGCCTCGTCCTGGTCGGACACGGCGAAGAAAGGCGTGCAGCTCTCGAAGCCCGTCTATTTCGGCCAGATGCAGATCTACATGGCCTATATGGGCCTCGGGTCCGCGCTCTTTACCGCGCTGAACAAGGACACCTGCGAGCTCTACCACGAGCATGTGTCGTTCGATCCGGCCGCCGCGCAGGCGCTGTCGGACAAGGCGGTCGACGTGCTGCGCGCCGCGGACGCGGGCGATCTGCTGCCCCGCATCGCGACCAGCCCCGACTTCTTCCTCTGCCGGTTCTGCCCCTTCGCCGTCCGCTGCTGGGAGGACCGGGCATGACTATCACCCTTTCTGATACCCAAGGCCGCGCCATCGCCGCCATCCGCGACTGGTACGAGACGCGGCGGCACGACCAGCAGATCTTCCGACTGTTCGGCTATGCCGGGACCGGCAAGACCACGATCACCGCCATGGCGATCGAGGCGCTGGGGCTTGAACCGATGACCCCGGGCGGGCTTGGCGGCGTGCTCTTCGCCGCCTTCACCGGCAAGGCGGCGCTCGTCATGACGCGCAAGGGCACGCCCGCGCAGACCATCCACAGCCTGATCTACCGCGTCTCCGAGGCGACGCCCGAAGAGATCGCGCGCGCGACCGAGGATCTGCTGGCGCTGCGGCGCGACCTGCCGCGCATGGGCCCGGCCGAGCGGGGCTTCGCGATGACGCGCATCGCCCAGCTCGAGCTGCGCCTCAAGGACATCCACCAGCCGAAGTTCCTGATCAACGAGCAGTCGATCCTGCGCGACGCGGACCTCCTGGTGCTCGACGAGGTGTCGATGGTGGGCAAGGATATGGCCCACGATCTCTTGGCCTTCGGCAAGCCGATCCTCGTGCTGGGCGATCCCGGCCAGCTGCCGCCCGTGAAGGACACGGGCTTTTTCACCGAGACCGTGCCGGACGTGATGCTGACCGAGGTGCACCGCCAGGCGGCCGACAGCGCTATCCTGCGGCTTGCGACGCTGGCCCGCCAGGAACTGCCGATCCCGCCCGGCGCGCGTGACGACCATGTCTGGAAGATGTCGCGCCACGAGGTCGGTCCCGCGCAGATGCTGCAGGGTGGCCAGGTGATCTGCGGCACCAACGCGACGCGGCGCTGGCTGAACACCGCCATGAAACGCGCGGCCGGGTTCGGCGCCGATTATCCGACAGGCGGCGGCGAGAAGATCATCTGTCTAAAGAACCGCCACGATCTCGGGCTGATCAACGGCATGTTCCTGGCCCTCACCGAGGTGCGGCAGGATCCGGACGACGCCTTCGCCTTCAGCGCCATGGTCGAGACCGAGGACGGGGTGAGCCTTGGCGGGCGACAGAGTTTCTGGCGCGGCGAATATGCCGATCATGTCGCCTACGATCCCGAACGCGGGCGGCGAGAATGGCAGATCCGGCGCGGGCTGATCGAGTCCAGCTGGGGCTACGCCATCACCTGCCACAAGTCGCAGGGCTCGCAATGGGAGAACGTCGTCGTGTTCGACGACGGCTTCGGGCGCAGCGCCGCCGACCGCAACCGCTGGCTCTACACCGCGATCACGCGGGCCGAGAAAGGTCTGGTGATCCTTGCTTGACCTCAACGATGCCAAACCGCTCGGCGGCGAGCCTCTGCGCTACGATCTCGACCTGGTGGTGGCGCGCCTTCGCGAGACCGCGGAAGTCTGGGTGCCACGCCTGTTTCCGCGCGGGCGCAGGTCGGGCGACGAGTGGCGGCTCGCCAACATCCGGGGCGACGCGCCGCGGAACACTGGCTCCTGCGTCATCACCCTTCGAGGCGCGCATGCTGGTGACTGGATCGACTTCGACGGCAATCAGGGCGGCGGCCCGATCAGCGCCATCGAGGAAGCGACCGGGCTCGACGGCCGGGCCCTGATCGTCGAGGCGGCCGAGATCGCGGGCATCGCGCCCGGCGCACCGGAACGCCGCGCGCCGCCGACGCCGCCCCCATTGAAGCGCGATCCCGCGCTCGAGATCGCGCACATCCTGACGGGTGCGGAGACGATCACGGGCTCTCCGGTCGCGCGGTATCTGACCGGACGCGGCCTGATGGTGCCCGAGGCCGCCGATCTGCTGTTTCACCCTGACCTGACCCATTGGGAGACGAAGACCGGCTATCCGGCCATGCTTGGCCAGGTCCGCGACCGCGATGGCGCGGTCATCGGGCTGCATCGCAGCTACCTCGCCATCGAGGACGAGTCAGTCAGCAAGGCGCCCCTCGACAAGGCGAAGAAGATGCTCGGCCGGGTGGCGGGTGGCGCCGTGCGTCTGGCCGCGCTCGGCGACGGCGATCGGCTGGCGCTCTCGGAAGGCATCGAAACCGGTCTCGCGGTGATGACCGCATGCCCCGATCTGCCGGTCTGGGCGACGTTGTCGACATCGGGCCTCGAACAGGTCGATCTGCCGCCTGGCGTCCGGCGCGTGCTGATCCTGGCCGACAACGACACCTCCGGGGCCGGTCTGCGGGCCGCCGAGGCCGCCGCCCGGCGCCTGCGCGCGCAGGGGCGCGACGTGGCCGTCGTCCTGCCGCCCGAGGAGGGTGAGGATTTCAACGACCTGCTGCTGCGCAAAGGGCCCGAGGCCATCGCCGCCCTGATCGTCGATGCGGAGGCCATCACCGAGGCAGAACCCACACTGCTGATCGGGCAGCACCGGCCGGTCAACTATCAGGGCAGCGGCGAGGCCATCCCCACCTTGCGCGCCGACGAGGGCGATCTCGCCCGCTCGGTCGAGCGGGTCTGGAGTCTGCTGATGGCCTCGAACCGGACGCCATGGGTGTTCCGTTTCGCCGGGCAGCCGACATGGGTGGTGCCCGATGACGAGGGCCGTCCGGTCGCCACCGCGATCACCGAGGAACGGCTGCGTCACATGCTGGCGCGGCTTGCGCACTGGAAGAAGCTGAATGGCAAGGGCGAGCTGATCGCGGCCCCGCCGCCAATAGCCGTGGTCAAATCCGTGCTGGCCACGCCCGATCCGGCGCTGCCCGTGCTGGTAGGCATCGTCAACACGCCGGTATTCGGTCGCGGCGGCACGCTGCTGACCACGCCGGGCTATCATCCCGACGCGCGGCTTCTCTATGCCCCGACGCCCGGGTTCGTGGTGCCGACCATTCCGGCCAAGCCGTCAGCCGCCGAGGTTGCCGCCGCCCGCAATCTGCTGTGCGAGGATCTGCTCGGCGACTTCCCCTTCGTCGGTCCCGCCGAGATGGCGCATGTGATCGCGCTGCTGCTGCTCGGCTTCCTGCGCGGCATGATCGACGGGCCGACGCCGCTGCACCTGATCGAGAAGCCCAGCCCCGGCTCCGGCGCCACGCTGATGGTCGATGCCGTGGCCACCATCCTCACCGGCTCGGGCGCGAGCGTCATGACCGAAGGGCGGGACGACGACGAATGGCGCAAGCGCGTCACCGCCAAGCTGCGCCAGATCCCCGCCATCGTGCTGATCGACAACCTGCGCGCCAAGCTCGACAGCTCCGCCGTCGCGGCCGCCCTGACCGCGCCGTTCTGGGAGGACCGGATCCTCGGCGCATCGGAAATGACGCGGCTGCCGATCCGCTGTCTCTGGATCGCCACCGGCAACAACCCCGAGTTCTCCAACGAGATGGCGCGCCGCCTCCTGCGCATCCGGCTCGATCCCCACGAGGAGCGTCTTTGGCAGCGCACCGGCTTCCGCCATCCCGATCTGATGACATGGGTGCGTGCCAACCGCCCCCGGCTGGTCGCCGCCTGCCTCACGCTCTGCCAGGCGTGGATCGCCGCCGGAAAGCCGCGCGGCGCGCGCACCATCGGCTCCTTCGAGAATTGGGCGCATGTCGTCGGCGGCGTGCTCGAGGTCGCGGGCATTCCCGGCTTTCTCGGCAATCTCGAGGAGATGATGGAGGCCTCTGACAGCGAGGGCGCGGGCTGGAGCGCCTTCATCGCCGCCTAGTGGGATCGTTTCGGGACTGCCGAGGTGGGCGCGGCCGACCTCTTCGACGTGGCCCTGTTCTACGATCCGGCGCCCCCCATCACCTGTCACACGGACCGCGCGCAGAAGACCAGCTTCGGGATCGCCATCAAGAAGATGCGGGACCGCGTGTTCCAGGTGGGCGATCTGACGCTCAGGCTGGTCCAGGCTGGCACGTTTCGGCGGGCGGTCAAATGGCAGCTGAAGGTCTCGGAGCAGCCATCGCGTCCGCAATCTGACGCGCGAGGGTCTGATGCGTGTGAACCTCGGGGCGCGGGTGTGAACCTCCAAAACCGAGGTTCACACGATCAAGCCATTGATCGGGCTTGCAAATGTGAACCTTGTGAACCTTGTGAACCTCTACCAACCCTTACGCACGCGCGCGCGCACGCACATGCGAAGGATGATGCCGGAAAAGGTTCACAAGGTTCGCGAGGTTCACAAAGCCCCGTGAATTCAGAACCTTGTCGGTGTGAACCTCCGTGTGAACCTCCCGCGAAAGGTTCCCGAGGTTCACCCGTCCCCGATTGGCTGCGGGAGCTCGATCCATGAGCCCCGCATGTCCTGCCCGTCACCCTATCGAACATCAAACCGGAAAGGAGCCAATCATGGCCCACGCATCTCTCACCCCAACAGCCATGAGCGCCCCCTGCCCCGGCTTGCCTGTCCTTCTCGCCCTCGATCTCGGCACCACGACCGGCTGGGCCTTGCAGGCCGCGGACGGATTGATCACCAGCGGCACCGTGTCATTCCGGCCCAGCCGCTACGACGGCGGCGGCATGCGCTACCTGCGGTTCCGGGGCTGGCTCGAGCAGCTGGCCCACGACGCCGGAGCCATCACTGCCATCCATTTCGAGGAGGTGCGCAGGCATGTCGGGACCGACGCGGCGCATGTGTATGGCGGGCTGATGGCCACGCTGACGTTGTGGGCGGAGAACGCGGGCGTCGCCTATCAGGGCGTGCCGGTCGGCACCATCAAGCGCCACGCCACCGGCAAGGGCAACGCGAACAAGGACGCCATGATGGCGGCCGCCCGCGCGCGCGGCTTCTCGCCCGCCGACGACAACGAGGCCGACGCCATCGCGATCCTGCTCTGGGCGCTGGAGACCCGGGGAGGTGTGCAATGAGCGGCATGCGATTCACGCCCAAGGGCTACGGCGGTCACCGCCGCAACCCCGACGAGGTCAAGCGCGACGGCTGGAAGGAACAGGGGCTGCTGGCGGTGGCTGTCGACGATGATCGCCTGACTTGGCCGGAGCGCGAGCTGATCCGTCAACTCGGCGAGCGGCTCTACGGCAAGCGGGAACGGGAGGCGCGTCATGGGTGATTGGACCACAGCGCAGGTGCAGGACCGGCTGGAGCTTGCGGCCGGCGTGATGCGGCAGATGCCGGGCGTGATGCCGCAGGGCTTCTTCAACGCATGGCCCGAGTATTTCCACAGCTTCGCCGACAAGGTCGCCCAGGAGCCGCAGATGCGTCGCCCGAGGCCCAGCCCGCGACAGATCACGCAGGCCGAGGAGGCGATGCTCTGGCTGCGCTGGCTGGAAAAGGACGATGCGCGGCTTGTCTGGCTGCGGGCCAATGGGACGCCGTGGAAGCCGATATGCTGGGAACTGAGGATCAGTCGTGCGACGGCAGACCGGCGTTACCAGTACGGGCTTGCAGTGATCGTCTGGCGGCTGAATGGCAAAATTCCACCTACAACGCGCTCTATGAGCTACGTGATCGGCAGGGCGCGGGCTGGGTGACCGGGCCGGCGTGAGGATCAAGTTGTTGATCTCCGCGTTGTCATCAAACTTACGGTGCGCCCAAGGCGACAGCTTGTCGCACCCCGCATGGGACCGAGAAAGGCTTGGATGCTGAATTTCATACGTGAGGGCGCGGGCCCTCCACTTCTCCTCGTGCACGGCCTCGGAGGCTCGTGGCGTTCATGGACGACCATCCTTGCTGCGCTCTCCGAGACGCGCGAGGTCGTGGCGCTGGACCTGCCGGGCCATGGCGCAACACCGGGGGATACCAGCAGCAGCACCTTCACGGGGCTCGCCGACAGCGTCGAGGCCTTCATCGGCGAACAGGGGCTTGACGGCATTGACATCGTCGGCAGCTCGCTCGGCGCACGGATCGTGCTCGAGATGGCGCGCCGCGGGAAAGTCGGCGCCACGATCGCTCTCGATCCCGGCGGCTTCTGGCGGGGCTGGGAACGGACATACTTCCGCTCTACGCTTTTGGCGTCGATCCGGCTCGTGCGCGGTCTCGGGCCTACACTGCCGACCCTCTCCCGATCCGCTGTGACCCGTAGCATGCTCCTGGCGCAGCTGTCGGCACGTCCCTGGAAGCTGGACGGTGACGTCGTGACGACCGAACTGAAGAGCTTTGCCGCGACCAAGACTTTCGACGAACTCGTGCGCGACCTCGCCACCGCTCCGGAACAGGAGGGACCGGCGGCGGGGACATCCCGCCCCGTCGTCATCGGATGGGGTCGCCAGGATCGTCTGTGTCTGCCGCGCCAGGCCGCCCGGGCGAAGGAGGCGTTTCCATCCGCCAGGCTGCATTGGTTCGAGAACTGCGGGCATTTTCCGATGTGGGATCAGCCGAAAGAGACCGCTCGGCTCATCCTTGACGAAACGGGCGCAACTTCGTGAGTGAACGGCGCTCCCACCGCTGAGATTGCCCGACCCGCCGTCAAGCGAAATCGCCTTCGTGAGACACTTTTCGATGAGACATCGGAGAGCGAGACGCGAGGCGCGTCCTAGTCTATCACTCATGGCATACTCGGGAGAGGAGCGCGCAGGCAGAGGCCGCGCCGCTGGCTTCCGGGGTCCAGCGAAGGTTCCAGCCGGGGTCCATTGGGCTAAACCACTGATTTCCGGTTCCTTCCTGGCGATATTCGTATGCTGGCCACACTACACGACACAGTGCTGGCTGAGGGCGGCTGGATGGATTCAACTGGACGACTCCGACCAAGGAAACGTCCGATGCTTCACCACGCCATCTCCGCCCTCACGAATATTCTGCGTCCAGATCTCGACTTGAGCAAGAGCCGTCTGGAGACGCTTTGCATGATCGTCATCGGCATGGTCAGCGCGCGCAGCGTGAACCTCGGCCATCTTGCCTGCGAACGACCGGGATCGGCCCTGACCTCGTCAACATACCGTCGGTTGCAACGCTTCTTCCAGCACGTCCATCTCGACGAGGACTGGTCGCTCCCGCTTCTGGTCCGGCTGTTGGGCCTGAACAAATCGTGGCTGCTCGCGCTCGACCGCACCAACTGGCAGATCGGCAAGACCGAGGTGAACTTTCTCGTGCTCGCAGTCGTCACCCGTCGTTTCCGCGTCCCCCTGGTCTGGAGCCTGATCGAAGGCCGCGGGTGTTCCGACACCGACATGCGCATCGCCCTGATGGAGCGATATCTCGCGAATTTTCCCGCGACGACCATCCGTCTGCTGCTTGCCGATCGTGAGTTTGTCGGCGCAGGCTGGATGGAATTTCTTAGTAAAAACAATATCCCCTTTGCTATCCGCGTAAGGGAAAATCTTCGCATTACGACCGAGGACGGTCACGACCTTACCTTGCGCGCAAGGCTGCGCCTGGCCCGCCGTGGCCGGGCTTTTCGCGCCCGCCTCGGCACACGCGAGGACGCAGCCGCCAGCAATACGCCGCTCCTGAACGTCGCGGCCAAGCCGCTCAAGGGAGAGTGGTTGATCGTGGTTACCAACGTCGCGCCGCGCACCGCGCTCGAAACCTACCGCAAACGTTGGGCGATCGAATGTCTGTTCGGCGATGCCAAGACGCGTGGCCTCAACCTCGAGGACACACGTCTCACCGATCCACGCAAACTCGCTCTGCTCATGTCCCTTGTCGCGCTTGCCCTTGCCTGGGCCGGTCGCGCCGCCGCAGACCTTCTCGGCAAGCGCGCGCCGCCGCGCAAAAGCCACGGCCACTACGCCAGATCCTGGTTTCGAACCGGCTTCGACCACATCCGAAGCCGCCTCAGATCCGATCCCCTCGACGCCATCGCGTCGTGGCAGAGGATCAACCCAGAAGCACGAAAGCCCTGCGGAGTCGTGTAGTGTGAAAGATTCAGATTTCAGCAGGACGACCTCCGCCATGACCCAGTCTACGTGCTCCACGCCCCGCCTGTCACCCGTTAACGGTAAGCCGGTCCTACTCGGGTTTGACGGCGCCGACATGAGCTCCGACGCCGGCCTGACCCTGCTGCGCGAGATCGAGCGCAGGGCGGGTCTGGCGCAGCGGCTCGCAGATTGCCTGCGCGATCCGCGTGACCCGGCGAAAGTTCAGCATAGCCT